GCCTTAGAGCACGGGATTGCAATGGCCGTCGATCACGGAGGCGGAAGCTCTTCTAAAATGTATGTTGGTGGACAAGCAAATGCTGATGTTGCTGCTGGCACTACAACAGTCTCCAGCACTGCTGAAAACATGGCTGCTCAATACAAAATACCAGCAGATACCTTGGTGGCTGGATCAACTATTCGCGTTCGATTTGCCTGCCTAACTTCTGATCAGGGTGGTGATGATCTTACCATTCGTCTTCGTTTCGGAAAAGATGGTAGCACCATGACAAATGATACTGAGTGTGCGATTAACACTCCGGTTACTCAGGCCGATGGCGATTTTTCTGTTGGCGACATAATTATTCAAGTTCGCACAACTACCACTGCTGTTGCTTTTGGTACTATTGCTGATTCTGATGCGCTTGGCTCCAAATTGGTTTCCGCTCAATTTGAACCGTCATTTACCATAGATGCTACTAAAGATAACTACGTGTCTGTTACTACACAGTGGGATGGTTCAAACGCTGATAATAAATGTACAACTCAGGCCTTCGTAGTAGACATCGTAAATCCCAAAACCTAAAGTTACATAGCTCTGGACAAAACAATACAAGGAGTGTATGTTTAAGGTAACTTGGGGGCACGAATGGCGATCTCGCGTAATCTTTTTCATCGAGGACTAAAAGGTTCTGAGGAAAATGTTGAGTTTGCCGCTACCGTCAACGAGCAAGTGACCGTAGGTAGTATATTGTCATTCATTACGGACGGCCTATTTGGTCAGGTCCGTAAAGCTCGTGTAGCAACAAATCAGGTTGTTGGTATTGCGCAAGCAAAGGCCAAACAGGGGGCAAGGGTCAATGTAATCCAGCACGGGCTGACCAAGGTCTTGATGGACAGTGCCCCTGCCAAATCTGACAATGGCAAGCCAATTTATCTATCTCAGAGTCAAAACGGAGTAGCTTCCCTGACGGCACCAACAAACAGTAATTCGTACGTTGTTAGAATTGGATATCTGTACGGTGCCAATGGCGTTACCACAACTCCAGATGTTGTCCTGAGCATCGTTTTTATTGTTTTCATTGGGTGAGTATCATGTTTGCAATTTGGCCGTTTGTGTGCAACTTTATTTCTGTATCTGTTCTTTCTAAATTCAATATGGGAGGAGCGTATGCCAAATGATTACAAGCTCATTGGTTACGACTCCACAAATGTCTCTCGCAGAGTCATTGGTCCGTCTGATACTGCTAAGATTACTGGCAATCTGACCATTGATGGCAACCTCTCAGTAGGTGGCACTCAACGGGACTTGAAACAGGTCAATCTTACATCTCAGATTGATGGTTCTGCACAGATATTTACAGTGCCTGAAGCGTATCAGGCTGGCTCATTACGCGTTTACTGGAACGGATTACGCCAAATTGGCGGAGGTACAACCTTCACCGAAAACTCTACAACTCAATTCACAACAACCTTCACTCCGGAAAGCGGAGACTATTTAATAATAGATTATTATCCAGACTAGGGGAACTCCCCGGTCTAAGGGGAAAACATGGCTAATATACAGATTAGAGGCGCACAGATTAAAGACAGTGCCATTACCACGGAAAAACTTTTTGGATCAATACCAGACAGTAAGCTTGCACAACTTTCAACCGCAAACAAAGTAGCTTTATCCGCAATCGACTTGGATACTGCTACAGACATTGGTGCCGCTCTTGCTGACGCTGACCTGATTTTTGTCGACGACGGAGGAGGCGGAACCAATAGAAAAGCAGCCCTAAGTCGACTGCCAACTTACCTTTTTGCCAAAGTCTCTGGAGACGCTACAATCGCCTCTAGTGGTGCTCTTACAATCGCTGCTGGTGCCGTTGAAAACAGTATGCTCGCGGATGATGCTGTCGGTGCTGACGAGTTGGCTTCAGATGCCGTTGTAACTGCTTCTATTGTTGATGCAAATGTCACAACAGCCAAGCTTGCTGCTGACGCAGTTACCGGTGCTAAGCTTGCTGACGATGCTGTAAATTCAGAACACATTGCCGCAGGTGCAATTGATACTGAGCACATTGCTTCTGCACAAATCACTCTTGCTAAGATGGCTGCTAATTCAGTAGATTCAGACCAGTACGTCGACGGCTCTATTGATACTGCTCATATCGCTGATGCACAGATCACTCTTGTTAAGATGGCTGATAATTCAGTAGATTCAGACCAGTATGTTGATGGCTCTATTGATACTGCTCACTTGGGTGATGCGCAGGTTACTACAGCTAAGATTGCTGACGACGCAGTCGATGCAGACAAATTAGCTGCAGATGCCGTTGTCTTCTCTTCCGTTGCTTCTTCTGCATACACCACAAATCTAAAAAGCTCCGCGTCAACTACTGAGTTTGCTCTTGCTTCTGCCATTAAAGACTACGTTGACAGCAATATTGCTGGACTTGCTGTAAAAAGCCCCGTTTCCGCTGCTTACACTGCTTCTTTTACAATGGCTTCTACTGCTTCAAACAACACTCTTGTGCTTGCCGACGGAGAGGGTGGATTTGATGCTAGCGCTGATACGCTCACTGTAGACGGTGTAAGCGTAGGCACAGGTAAACGAGTACTGGTCAAAGATGGTGTTAACTCTAATGGTTCTGGCGTACACAACAAATGGAACGGTGTATACACTGTTGGAGACTTGTCTGGAGATACGGTTACATTAACTCGTGCTGATGACTTCAACGAAGACACAGAATTCTCTAAAGCTCCATTCTTCATGGTTCGAAATGGTTCAAAATTTGGTGCTCACGGATTTGTGTGCTCTAACGGAGGAAGCGTTACTCTTGGTACTGATCCGGTTACATTCTACCAATTCAGTGCTCCTGGACAAGACGCTGTTGCTGGTGATGGTATTGCTAAAAGTGGAAATGTTTTGAGTGTTGATATCGATGAACTTACTGCTCTTAGTGGAACAGGTCTTCATCAAACTCAAGACTTCTTCATGTTCTCCGATAACGGAACCGAAAAGAAAATTTCTTTCTCAAACCTTGAAGATGCTATCTTTGGTAACCTCTCTGGTGATGTTAGTGTTGCTGCTGGTGGTGCTGTAACAATCGCCGATGACGCTGTTGAACAAGATATGATTGCCAATGATGCTGTTGGGGCCGATCAGTTGGCTGCAAATGCTGTTGTAGAGGGTTCCATGGTTGACGGTGCCGTCACTGAGCGCAAGCTTAATGACAATGCTGTTACCGCTGCTAAATTGGGCGCTACATTGAAGCAGAAACTGCACACAGTCTCTGGTGGTTCTGAAACAACACTCGATCTAGACGAACCTTTGGATGCTAGTCATAACAAACCAATTGTTTACAAAAACGGTTTGGCTCTCATCCCTGCTGACTCCCCAAGTACTTTTGACGAATACTCTGTATCTATTAATGGTGGTGGATCTGGAAATGCCAGAATTACTTTTGGTGCAGCCTTGTCTGTAGGTGATATTGTTCTTGTTCTTTACATTGGATAATCTTTTATGATGGTGGGGGGTTTTGCTCCCCACCTCTTTTGTTATTACATTGTGTATACTCGTTGGAGTGTCACTATGTTTTTAATTAAAAAGAGGATCAAAATGAATAGAAATGCCTTAACTTTATGTATCGCAATCACCCGAAAAATGATGCCAGTTGTTCTCCAAATGCTTCGTGATGTTGAAGCCGCCCGAGATGAGAAATCTGATGGTGGACGAAGACTCACCAAAAAAGAAAAGTGGATTATTGCAGAAGAAGCTTGCTTCTCCATCCTGCCGTCTTTAATCGACGTAATCACTGATGCTTTGGATTAAGTATGAGAATTTTTGTCGAGAACAACAGGCGGCCTGAAATCCTAGATCGTGTATCTGATCTAGGGTTTCAGGTTTTCGATTCCAATAAAGATTATGATTTGAACATTATTGGAGAGCGCAATCCTGAGGGAACCACTGATCAGTTTGATGATTATATCAACCTTGTTTTTAAGATCGATGGTTTCTGGAATTGGTACATATATCCGTGTACTACCGATCCAGGGAAGTGGTATCTGGAGAACTTTGGCAGTCGCTCAGGAACGGCCATTCTTTGCCATCCTCAGCAAATGCGGGGTGTATATAAGATTGACAAACACGCAGGAAAATATGACGCTTTGTGCCAACGCAACGGAGAAGTCAAGGTGTGGCGCGACTCTAATCGAGACGATGTACACGACATGATAGGCGTTCCAGATGAAGGGTGGTTCGGTATCAACATCCACAAATCCTCCCGTGATTCGGTCGTTGTAGGTAAATGGAGTGCGGGCTGTACTGTCTTCAAAAGAGAAGCAGACTTCAATGAATTTATGAGCTTTTGCCGAAAGCAGATTGTTCACACCGGATGGGATTCTTTCTCGTATACTTTAATTATGGGTAAGTAGTGAAGAATTTTTTGCGCCAGTACAGAAACATCCTGATGTACGGGGATAATCAAGTCTTGGAGATGCTTGTTGCTTTGTCTGCAATGATCATTACTCCGGCTTTAATGCACGGAAAAATTATCTCTTCCCCGCCTTGGTTTTTGTTTTTAGGTGTCATTTTTGGTGTGTTAGTTTTCATCTCAATAGGACTCAACGAGTTACTAGCTCGTTTGTTTGTAATGCGGTTGATCTGGTCGTGGTTCTTTGCAATCATTGTTCTGGAATACTTCGCTGGTACGTACAATTTCTATACTCTTTATCATGTGTGGATTGAACTTGTTATCTCGACATATAATATATGGAGAATCAATCGAGAAATAGCTCACAGAGCTTGTAGAGCAGGGAGAAATGATGGACAATACTAGCACAGTTGTAACAGTGGTTTTGGCTATGATTACCGCCTTGTCAAGCACAAAGGCGTGGGACTATTATGCTAAAAAAGATGCCGCCAAAAAAGAATTATTGATTGACGAAAAGAACGAAAAGAATTTATATCGAGATGATTTGCGAAAAGAAGTCGAGAGACTTCGGATTGAATTGAAGGATCTGTACGAGAAGAGAGATCGGGAAATGAGCAAGCTGCACGAAGAAATGTCAGCACTTCGCGAAGAACTTGGTAAAATGAGAGCAAGAGTAGAAATGCTTGAAGCCGAGAACAAAAGACTACGTGAGGAATCATAATGGCGATTACAACCGAAATAAACGAAACGAATTTTGACAAGGTGGTGCAGCAAACAACAGCTTCAGCCACGCCCGATGACAATATCTTTAATGGTGCCGGAAACATATTTTATATTCAGGCTAAAAATAGTAATGCGACCGCTGCATTTTTGAAGCTTTATGACAGCACTGGGCCAACTGTTGGCACAACTGCTCCAGACATTCAAATCTTCTGCATTGGCAACGTTACACAAAACATCATTTGCCGTACCGGAATTTCATTCGCGACAGGTATCAGTATGTGTGGCGTTCAAGAGGATGGTACCGAGGGCACATCAAATGCTGCCGATACTCTCCAAGTCACGATTATAGGAGCTTAAAATGGCGACCTCAAAAACAACAATCAACTCTCCACTATATACAACCAAGTTTACTGATACGGACGCTTCTCCTGGATCTTCTGCTTCCAAAGTTGAAGTTAGTACCTCTAGTCCGACCAACGTCGGTGAAATCTTCATTGATAACAGTGTCAAAGCTTCAAAAATGTATTTGAAATTGTACAATGCAGCTACAGGATCCGTAACGGTTGGGACCACCGATCCTCATCTGATATTGACTGTTGAGGCCTCGTCAACAGTCAAATATACGTTTGTTCCAAATATGGTTTTTAGCTCTGGTTGCACGTACTCTTTGGTCACGACAGCAGGGACAGCAGGTACAACTGGAGCCAATGTTGCAGGAATTAAAGTTGAAATACTTATGGGATCGTAATGGCTGGACGAGGACTAGGCTGGGAAAAGGTTTGCAAGAACTCCCGAGATAAGATGCAGCAAGACGGATGTATCCACTGGATGCGTATGTCTCCTCCTGTTCTGAAGGTTGGGCCAGGAATGAAGACTCGGAAAGGTTCTTTTTTGGCTGTGTACGTGGGAAAAGGTCCACCAGACTGGATTGTATTACACGCTGGATTGAGCATTTTGGGTGACGATAAAGACTCGAAGAAGGTTCGTTGGTCAACTGGCAACGTCAAAAAACATCAAGCACAAGCTTTCGAAAAACACGAACAGAATGGTGGTCAGGCCTGTGTCCTTCTTCGGATGCACGATCGATCTAGATGGGTCGTACCGTGGGAAATGTTGCGTCCACACTGGGAGAATCGTGCTACACTATCCGTGGAAGACTTGGTTGAAATGGACGCTATACAGTGGCGTAAGAAAGAACCTGAAAATCCGAACTATGACTGGCTCACTCCTTTAATGGAGTGGCGTGCAAAGGAGAAATGCAATGCCTAAAAAATCAAGAACAGGTTCCATCAAGAAACACGAAAAGATAGCGGTGCGGTCATATACGCCAAAGCCTATGAAAGCAACGAAACCGATAAAGCGTGCTCCTAATCCTGTTGGACGTAGCTACAGTAGCACAACTACTTTTGGTGGTGTTACAATGACACATCCGCAAGGTAAGTCACAACCGAAGAGTGCTGCTCGACGTAAAATGCAAACCAAAAAAGCAATCAGGAAGGCTAAGAGAAGATGACTTGGTTGTATGGTGGACTGATTGGATTGGCATTGGGTGTAGGAGGCACTGTAGGGGTCGTAAAGGCTCTTCAGAAGCCACAGGAGCCTATTGCTATACCTGAGCCAGTGATCGCTGAAAAACTGACCGATTTGGACTTGGTAAAGCCTCTTTGTTCTGAGAGCTTCATTGACAAGCACGGTGCCAATCTTTGCCGAGAAATTTGGTGTATGATGATGACCAGGGGAATAGATAGCCAAACTTCCGGCTCGTCTTGCGAATCTATATCGAACATTACAAACACGCTTGAAATTCTAAAAGCCTGTCAAGACTCTGAGGATTGCGAGCGACTTTTCAGGGAGAGAAAATGAGATACAATATGAAACCCAAGAGCACCAAAAAGAAACCATCCAAAAAGAAAGTTTCGGGAATGATGAAGAAAGCTAAGGCTACTCGTGCCGGACAAAAACCAAAACGAGGCAACCGAGCTTCAAAAAATAAAGGGAAGAAATAATGCCAAAGATATCAGAATCAGATGAATATTTAATTTATCGAGCGATAGCCGACGAAACCATAAGTCACTCTGGCTCAGAAGTTTGTGCCGTCGAAGAAATCCATTACAGCCTGATCGCAGGACACAAGGTAGAAATAAAATTTGACACCACCGCAGTGCTTGAACTGTATGGATCTGGAAGAATAGGAGGATTGGGGCGCAAAATTACTGGCGATAGTTCAGCCGGAGAGGATGTTACGATTGACTTTTCAGCTTCTGCCGCTGGTACTGTCTACATTGTAATTCGGAAGGTGAAAGGATTCTGAGATGCCAAAGAAAAAATTAAGTAAGAAACAAAAAAAGCTCGACGTAAATAAAAATAACAGAATTGACGCTGGAGATTTTAAAAAATTACGCGCCAAAAAGAAAAAATCTGTTGCAAAAAAGTCTGTACGGAAGAAGAAGTAATGCCTAGAAAGAAACGAAAATCTACTGTGAACAAAGCTGGTAACTATACAAAACCAACGATGCGAAAACGTTTGTTTGAAAAAATTAAACGTGGTGGAAAAGGGGGCAAGCCCGGTCAGTGGTCTGCCAGAAAAGCACAAATGCTTGCCAAAGAATACAAATCGAAGGGCGGAGGATATAGATAATGCCAATGAAGAAAAAGAAACCAACTATGAAAAAGAAATTGACCAAGCGTCAAGAAGAAACGATGAAGAGACACAAACAGCATCATACAAAAAAGCATATGGACTTCATGCGGAAAGAGATGCTGAAGGGATCGACATTTACTGCTGCTCATAAGAAAGCTCAGAAAAAAGTAGGAAGATAGTGCCTCTGAAGAAAAGCCAGAAGTCCCTCAAAAAATGGACTAAGCAAAAGTGGACTACGCCCAGCGGAAAGCCCTCTGGCAAAACCGGAGAGGTGTACGCTCCGAAACGTGCCATTGATCGACTCAAGTCAACCAAAGCTGGACGAAAGAAGCTCGCTGCTGCAAACCGTAAAAAACGCGCTGCCACCAAAAAAGGAAAACAGCACGCAAAACACGGACTGCATAAAGGAAAAAAGAGGTGAATTATGCCAAAGAAAAAAAAGAGTGTTAGCCTTACGGTGGGTCGTGGTGAAAAGTCCAAGAAAGGAGGACTGACCGCCAAAGGTCGCAAGAAGTACAATCGAGCCACGGGTAGTAAATTAAAGGCTCCAGTAACAGGAAAAGTTAAACGAGGCTCAAAAGCAGCGAAAAGACGTGCCAGCTTCTGCGCCAGAATGAAGGGCAACAAAGGCCCTATGAAGGACAAGAAGGGCAGACCAACGAGAAAGGCATTGGCTCTTCGTCGCTGGAAATGCTAAAAGCCCTCACCTAATTAAAGATGAGGGCTTCGAGGGACATCCGAGGGTGGATGTTAATAGTGTTTGTCCATGTGGTCTTCAAGAACATCCTTGTGTACTCTGTGGTATTCTCGACCATCAATTCCATACATCGAAGCGTTTTTGTCCGCGAACGATAGGTTTGCGATATCACTGTATACTTCATCGATCTTACCCCACACGTAAATGTCTTGGACCTTAAATCCGTCTACAATAATTTGTGTGATCTCATGATATTCTCTTCGATCCCATATTACATATTCAGGCTGTACTATGGCAACCACCTGATGTGGATTTACATAGATCCACTGACCATTTAATTGGACGAGCTTGCTGAATAATCGCTCATTCATTCTTTTGTTCATTTCTGCTCCTAAAATAAAGTGTACTGTTTTCGCTTGCGTTTTACCGGTATTTCCTGACCACCGACTTGATTACCTACACTGATCCATCCAGGTCTTGTGTTTCGAGCATACATCTCTAGGTATGGACCGTTTGAACGCTCCTCGATGTAGTCATAAAATATCTCGGGCTTTTTGGAATGTCTACCTCGATCTGCAATAATGTAATCTTTGGTTGTGGTCAATCCCTTCTTGCATACACTCGTCTCCGTCTCCCTAGCATAGGCCACATCATAGATATGTCCCTTGCGAAAACGAGTAGCAAAAAGACAAAGCTCTGTGCAGCGCAAAGCATAGAGTGTGGGATTGCCGCTGTTCTTTATCCACGGAATAAATTGAATAGGCTCAAAGCCCATCTCCCTGCACAACTCCAGAGCATCCATAACACCCTTCGAATTGACTTTTGGAAATGCGTTCATCGTCCACAGGTACAGATGAGCCTCCGGAGCAACCGGGTGTTGCTCCATCCAAGCTAAGCAAGTGTCAATAATCTGGTGTTGCTTCTGCGTTGGATAGTGAGCCTGAGCCGATAAGCCCTTCGATCCTCCAGAGCACATCTCCCAAGGGGGGTCAACTAGAACTGTTTTGATCATTAATTTTTCTCCATTACAAACAATAATTGTTGTATTGCAAACTTTGGCTTTGGATACCGTATCTTGGGCAGGAAATAGTGTTGCTTCCTCTTCCGAGCAGTCTTGCTGGATTTGGCAAGGCCAAACAATATCGTCAGTAGATCGTTGACGGTGCCCTTGTTGTACGTGTGGCATTGATCAAGTATCAGTTTGAACGATACCCTCACGTCTTCCGGAAGATACCTAGAACTCCACCGGACTTTTTCAATTGTCATTAATTGTTTTCTGGATGGTGTCCCGCCTCTCCAATGATCGTCAACCCATTTCTTTGGTGGAGCACAAATACCTGACGATCGAAGAACAGATAGCAAACTCATTACATAGGAGTCCATCGCCTGAAAAGCAACCGCAGGAGGCATCTTGCGTATATAGTCCCTTTCCAACTCTTCTGGACAGAGCTTCACCAATTCATCCTCATATTCTTTCTCCTCCCTCGTCAGTACTTCCCCAAGCTTCTCAGGGTTGTTGAGACAATGGATGTTAAATAGAGAGTGCGGATCAATGATGTACGCAACCTCTTTACCTGGATGACAACGCAGAACTCTTCCTACTTCCTGAACAAACCTTACACGCGCCCCAACAGGCCTTCTGAGGCACAACCAGCGCAACCAAGGCATGTCGACACCTTCTGCCAGCAAGGAGACGTGTACGAGGCATTTTAGGCCTCCTGTGCGCAACTCTTCAATCAGGTCGTCTCTTTGCTGTCGTCTCATTTTCGAATGGATGGCAGCAGACTTGATACCATATCTATTAAGGTAACCAGCGTAGCTTTCAGCATCATCAATATTCAAAGCCGACACAACGCCCGGTCCCTCCATCTGAGAGATTAAACGATGACAAACATCGTCAGCATCCGAAGACCCAGTACCATCCCAATGAACTAGCTCCCACGGTACAATTACTCCATCATTCAAAGCATCTGCCGCGCTGTATCTGTAAATCACTTCGTCCCACAAAGTCAGTGACTCGCGGTCGTCTGACCTGTATGGAGTGGCCGTAAAGCCAATAGCACACGCTGGATTTAGGTCTTCCCAAGAGTACTTAAAATGTTCCCCCTCCGTCCCGTGAACTTCATCACCAATCAGCATAGCACACTTAATACTCTTCGCGATTGTCGGGGTTGAAACGAAAGTCGTGACTACGACTTTTTTGGTCGTGTCCTTTTGATCCGAATAATACACCCCAACATTCTCCGCACCACAACGCACAGCGATAGTCTTTGATAGTTGACGAATTAAGTTCTGCCTAGGAGCTACGACAACGATCTTGTGGTCGGGTCGTAACTTCTTCAGGCCCTGAAACACTAACTCAGCCAAAAGCACAGATTTTCCGGCTCCCATAATCGCTGAGATGATTGGTTTTTTACCAGCCTTTAAAGCGTCAATGGCAACAGGGAGTGCTTCCTGCTGCCATCTTCGCGGTTTCCAAGGGGCATTATCCCACATTGCAAGCCTCCGATATTATGTTGTCTATTATCCGTTCAACGTGGTGCAACAAAACTTGATGCAATACTTTTTTTTGATGATCAACCAACTGATCGATCTTGATCTGAAAATGATACCCTTGATGCAAAATGATGATGTGGCCATTGTCGTAGATTAAAAAATCTCCTTCGCTGTTCATCACCTCGACAAACAATTCATCTTCATCGTCGCACTCTCTAATTCCTTCGATCAAATGATCGAATATATTGCTATCAATCTTTATTTTGGACACGTCGTTTACTCCGGTACAATTATCTCAAATCGAGAAGCGCTCATTAGCAGATGTTCGATGACAGCGGTCTTCGAAACACCTCCTCTCGCGGCTAAGTCTTCTAACTTAAATCTAGCATCTTCAGACAGTTTAAACGACTGCAATTTTTTTCCGCTCCCCCTTTTGGGGCTGAGCGTTTTGTTCTTCATCTTCAGTAAAATAGTATATAATTGTTTGGCCTCTTCTGGACTAAGATCATAATATCTATTGCCCTTGACAAATGCAGTCTGTACCAAAGACAGTTCAAAGGCGATCTCCGCTTTAGCAATTTCAAGATCGTGACACGCCAAAGATCGTCTCCATTTTTCCGCAATTTTTTTAGCTTTAATTATTATTTTATTTTCATCGTTCATCTTTTTACTCCTTTTTTCTTGTACAAATAGTACATACCATATACAATAATCCCATCAACTAACAACTGTCAAGAGGAAAAATTATGACACAAAAAACTCACTGGATCCAAGAAGTGAAAAGTCGGTATTCGTTGGAGAGTATCGCTTATCAGCTTGGAATGAAAACAACCGGACGTAACGCCTTTGGGCCGTGTCCCTCCTGCAATGCACAGAAGAGAGGAGATCACGACAAAAGAGCACCGTTAGCTTTTTTTGTCCCCTTGGGTAGCAAGGAAGCCAGATGGCAATGCTTCTCTTGCGGAGACAAAGGAGATATGATCGATCTCGTTTCTTACAAGTTCAATGGAGTAAAGGGTAGCCAAGTTGGCGACTGGACTGAGATAAAAAACTTCTTCAAAACCCACGAGTTCACCGATATTCGAGTGATCGACAAACCAAAATCCAAGATTCCAAAAAAGGATCTGAAGAGACTTTGGTCAGAGGGAGTGGTCGGAAACCCTATCGACGGAACCGCTCGTATCGACGTACAACAATTCTTTAAAGATCGAGGACTAAATCATTACTACATTGATGAAGGCTACATATTTGATATAAACTTTCCCTTTCAAGAACTGGAGAAAGTTATTACATCATCCGGAAAGCCTATGCCCTTTTGGCCTGCTGGATGGGCGTACAGCTATCCTATTGCAATTCCTTTGTTCGATGCCAATGGTACCTTCTGTTCTTTTCAGGGTCGCGCCATCCGAAAGCAAGAAGGTAAGCCCAAGACAATGTGCCCGGCCGGGTTCTCGATGGATGGGTTGTTCTTCGCCAATACAACGATGCGACAATTCCTACTGAAGGAATACAACAGCAATCGCTTTTGGATTGTTGAAGGAGAGATGGACTTTCTAGCGATCACCTCCAAGCAAGCCAATGAGCCAGTGATGGGCATAAAAAATGGGTCGTTCAGTGCGTTCGATCACATCGCCTTCCCAGCAGGGGCCGAAGTCATCATTGCTACTCACAACGACACTGCCGGAAACGAATATGCAAAGAAAATTGCTGTTCGGATCGCTCCACACAAACCTAAGCGCATCTTGCTTCAGGATGGAGATATCAACGATTTCATTAAGGACGGTAACACCTTTCAAGACTTGGTTGGGAAAATACAAGATTACCCAGACTACGACAGCGTTTCGGGAGAGATGGCGATAAGAATTATGAAAGATCAATTCTTTCGTATGGAAAATGCCAAACGTGCCGAACGTCAGAACTTGATGGATGATTTGATCGATCAAACAGAAGCGATCACAGCGGCGTTCAAGACCAACAGAGAAGAAGCTACGAAGATATTTACACGCATCAAAAACCTTCACGGTTGTGGAGCTATTGCCAGTAAAATGCTACAAGGTATCAACAGCCGCCTTCAATCCTATGAATCAGCCGCAGCGGATACTCTCTTGAATACTCCCACAGAAATAGCCACAGTTCAAGGCCCAGACCCAAGCGTAGAACTGCTTCGTAAGCCCATTCGAGCCAAAGGTCAGATCGTTGGGTACGGTGCGCCTCTTGCACTAGAAGCCAACATCCAACGCATCCTGACAAACGATAGACGTTGGGCTGGACGGCTTCGATACAATAAAATGAAAGGCGAAGTCGAGGTCGACGAAGAGTCCCTGAAGGCAATCCACGTAACAGAATTTATGATTTGGTTGCAGGAGAATTACGAAGGACTTCGACTTGACCCCTCTGCGGTTGGACGAGTAATGAACCAAATGGCAGAACGAAACTACGCCTACCATCCTGTCCAAGAAATCCTCACCGACTGGTGGAAAAACGTTGACCTCAGCGAAGCTCCAGACCACGCTCGACCAGAACATCTATTTACATATTACTTTCGAGCCGAGAGCAAGGTCGACGAAAAGAAGATTGCAAAAGGTGGTATCAATCAGAAGTTGCTCAATGAAGCCTACGGACGTATCTTCTGTCGTGGCTTCGTTGCTCGTCAGTTTTTTCCTGACTGCATCAGACGAGGAAAGTTTGACTACACCCCAATCGTCATTTCCCCTGCACAAGGTATCGGAAAAGGTAAGGCGCTTGAATCACTCGCAATCGAGCCTGAGTTCTTCCACCGTGGTAATCCAAACATAGACAAGAAGGACACCGAGATTATGCTCTCTGGGTGCTCTGTCTTTGAGTTTGAGGAGTGCGTCACGTTTATCGAGAACCCCTTCACGAAAGTGAAGATGTTCCTGACAAAGTCATCGTTCAAACTTCGAAAACCATACGGAAAAGGCATGGAAGATATACCAGCCAGCGTTGTTTATGTCGGGTCAACCAACGAAGAAAGCCTTGACTTTCTGGGTGACCCCACAGGTTCTCGACGTTTTATGTCTATGATTGTTGGGGTCGGTGGTGATCTACGAGTCGAGGAACTGAGACGCGATCTGAAATATATCTACGCCAGAGCTATGCACTCCTTCTACGGTACAGGTGAGTACGCAAATACTCAATATCATCCAGAAGACAATCCAGAAGGCGTTGGACTTCCCAAAGGGTTTAACCTTGATTGTCGCAAAACAGGAAACAACAAAGCTTACCTAGAGATGCTTCCAAACGGCAAACAGTATCTCGAATGGCAAACCAGATCAAACGCTCGCTTTGCTGCAATGGATCCCTGGATACCATACGTTTCAGATTACTGCGAGGAGGTTTGGAAAGATTACCACCGAGCAAAAAGAGCAATGTTGGCTGACGCTGAAAAATTACTCTTCATCAGCGTTAAGACCCTTCTGGACAATGTCCTGAAAATACCAGCAATGAAACAGGACCGGAAAGCATCTAAGAGAGTCGGAGAGGTGTTGATACAGGTAGGACTTAAACCTTCTGGGCAAAAGTGGCACGGTAAGAAGAAGGTCGCTGTCTGGAAAATACCAATGGGATTATTTAAAGAACCAACCCTTGACGAACTAAGCAAAGGAAGATAATAATTAGTGTGCTGCCATTTTTGGAAGTCGTTAGTTGATATGAAGCCCTCTCACCTCCTGAGAGGGTTTTTTATATTTTTAGGTCGATACTTGGATGGCAGTCGCAAGGATCGCAATCGCAAACAGGGCAGACCTGACACGAGTAAACCATTACTGCCATCAATGCCCACAAACTTCCAATGAACAAAAACAAACCAATCACGCTGCACCTATATTGCTGATCCCAATTAACTTAAATAAACTGCCAAAGCAACATTCAACACAAGGAGACGATATGTTGTTTCTAATTACGTTGCTGGCCTGTGGTGCTTGCTCAGAAAAAAAGGACACTTCAGAAGACACAGCTACTGAACTTCCCGAATAATTACTGTGCCCTCTCGGCACACAAACTTCTCTCCGTCTTCTATTCCGATGAAGATAAGAAATCCCCGCTTGACCCCACGGTATCGTACTATGCGCACCGTGGGGTCGTCGCTCCAACAGATGGCGTACTTTTCGTCGACAACCAAATCAATCATTGTACCGATGTTTCAAATTCTGAAGGCATCTCTTCTGTTGGATCATCATCAGTATGACGAATTACCTCGATGGAAAAGATGAGCGTCATCTCTTCTTCTCCATCTGAATCACTTACTATAATCTTTTGACCATCTGAAAATCGATCAAACGCCTTCTCTGGAATAGCTTGCCACACGGCTTTGCCGTACTTCAATGCCGCCTCGATGCGAGTTCCAGCAGGGATCACTAGAGTTGCACCCTTCTCAGTCTTGACTATTTTCTTATCCATAAAACCATCCACGCCATCAAAAAACGTCTCCAGAAGGTTAGACGGATCGGCTCACTGGCCGAACGAGATCGATGACGTATTCGTTTTAACTCGTGATCTGTAATAAATAAACACTCTTGCTCATTTTTATCATTAATAACTCGGACAACATTGTACATATCTACTTTTGTTATTCTCATTTCTTTCCCCTCCACAACACAGGATGCTCTTCCACCGCCTGGTATACAATCGTTCTAGGCGGTACACCGAGAAGACGAGCAAGACTGCCGCATATCAACAGCACCGTGTCCAGACTAGGCTCTTCTCCATTGCGCCACCGTTTGATACTCCCTTTCGAAAGGCCAACTCTGCGATTTAACCACGACTGAGTCTTGCCCATCTCATTAAGCTTAAATACTAACCACTCTCCAAAATTCATTTTATATCCTCCATCTGTACAATCTCTATGTACCGATCATCGTAACAAACACACGTTGAACTGTCAGCCATATCGTGCTTGTACGGTATGCAGTACTCAGTGCAAAGAGGACGGTTGATCTCCATCTTGAAGTAATCCCACAACAAGATGAAGATCATCGTCAGCACCGAAATGATTCCAGTTAACGTTACACGCATATCACTTTGATCGCTTCACTGAACGGCAACGGCATCCCAATCCCATTGCACAGTTGGAACATCGTGCGAGTTGTGACGGGTCGTCTGCCATACTCAATGTCCTGATAAAACTTTACGTTCAATCCAGCACGCTTCGCTGCCTCTTTTTGAGTGATGCCCAACTGGCGACGATAACTCGCGACCACCTGACCTATACATTTTAACCAAGATTCATACTCTGTCTTTTGTTCTTCAGTCATCTGTTTTTTCTCCTAGACTTTTTTTGTTGTTTACGTTTCTTCTTCATCGCTTCCCTTTTGCTCTGCGATACTTCTTTACGTTCGTTTGCTTCCTGCTTTGGAAGATGCCTTATCTGCCAGCTATCTACACTGGACATGTGCTCCCCTGGCTTGTATGCCTTCTTTCCACTCATTCTTCTACTCCTTTGTATAGGTAGATCATCCTACCGTTTATTATGTCTGCTCTTTCGTCGCGAAGAGCAATCTCCTCGTTCATTGAAATAGGGTTCGATCCCACTAAAACGGAAAGACGATTGTCGATATACTCAAGGCGACCAAGCAAACGTTCGGTTCGAACCAAGTGCATCCTCATCGTTTGATCCACAAAAGTACCTTTAGGTGCTGACACCCTTCTATGCACTACAGGATGAGTACGACCATAAGGACTTTTTTCTACTTGTATCACCAGCAACCCTAAATCGAAAGTGGTACACAAATCGTCATCCGGAATAATCGGCTGGTCTAGCTTCGAATACGCATAGAGAATATGCTCCGGTTGAGAGAACTTATCCAAGATCATTATGATCTCTTTTGTGTACATCTCTATTATTTTATTCATCTGTTTGTCCTATAAAAAACTGAGTGTGTTGCCATCCAAGGCTCAACTCTTGGGTCGTTCGATATCGTGTGTCGATACCACATCTCTCGGTCCCAGCCACCATCCCTCGGTTGCCAAACCTTTATCGTTCCTTCTTTCATTGCCTGAGCACTCCAAGTCGTCCCATTAAGTTTGGTGCCAATCACCTCTATTCGGAAAGGCTCGTGGACTAGAACAAACTGTTCAGGAGAAGCAGACTTGTAGGCATCAATCACTTTCATTCGCTGCTCATTGTCCATGCCTAGCATCCCAAAGCAACCCTGTAATCTTGTTGAACTCATCTCGTTGCTTTTGCTTAGATATCTCCCATTGCTCATCGTAATCCGCAGCATCCTCATCAAGCACACCAACAAACAACTGATAGCAAACTTCATCGAGGATATGGAGACGAGGCCTTAGACCTCGCTCCCAACCAAGAAGAACGTGCTCTCCAATACCAGTCGCCCTAGCCAAGCTTGAATGAGTAAACCCAGCTTCCTTCATATGAGCGCGTAACCATTCCTTAAACACCAAGCCTTCTTCTTTACTCATCTTTATTCTCAATTTTTTTCGTTGTTTTCGACTTGTACAAGGCAATGTAATCTGAAATTAAATTCCAGTATTTGCTCAGGTTTTCCGACATCCCATCGCTCCAAATAATCACACCTGTCCTCGGATTAAGTTTTCCAATGTCGCCATCATAATATGCCACTGGTACGATGTATCCCTCTTCCTCACCTCGATTGTACAGGTCTAAATCAGGAACGGGAGCTTCCAATGCTGATTGCGGTATCACATGCCACGGAACTAGATCGGAAACCAGATCGTCATCTGAGGACTCCCAAATTATCTTCATAAGCTGAACAGTTTGCTCCGAAGATAAACCTGAGAGGGTTTCTCCGAGAGCTTCGTTCAGAAACTGAAGGATTTTAACTTTTAATCGTCTACTCATCTCTAAATCTCCTTTTTAGAATACTAAACGCTGCCGCTGCACACTGAGGCACCACTGAGTTGCCCAAGGCTTTTACACGATTGACTCGGTTGTCCTTGCGCTCAGTAAGGCGAGGGATGCCCTCCTCCCAACTGCCATCTTGCCAAGACGATGGATTGATTATCTCAACCGATACATCCTTCTCCAAATCTGTAAACCCAGACGGAAGACCCATAAGCGGCTCAACCCAATCTGGATTTAACTTCCCTGGTAGCCACTCAATAGGCTCTCCAGTCCCACGATGATCATCAGCAGAATACCGACGACCACCAGACTCGATGAAGCGAGACAACGAATGACTGCCCAACTTGTGTCCATCTCCTCTAACAGGTGTCGGCAAAAGCTCGTTCTGAAAAGCAGGAACATAAGACCCCAACCGAACACTATTACCCTTGCGCTTGACCTGAGCACGAATAGAGTGCTCACTGCCTCCATCTTTGTAATCTGTCGACGTTGGAGTAGGCCACATCTTCGATTCTCTCATATCTCTTATTGGATACCCGAACTTCACTTGTTCAGACAAGTTCCCCGGTGGTACCGTTTTTCTCCCGCCCTTGTTTCGCCATTCCTCTCTCTTCTTTAAAGATTCAGCCGAACGCTCCTGAATGTTCGTTGCGCAAGGAGTCAGCCACATTAGTCTAGGATCTTCTCGTAGATTTCCTGATCGCTGCCTTTTGGAACCGTCATTTCCTCGATTAAGCTGACGCTCTAAGGCCTCTCCCTCTCGACGTGGAAGATGGTCCATTGTATTCGGAGTATTGAACCAACCAGGCTTACATACTGGCTGCTCACGAGAATACAATCTATTGCCGGTCGCCATCCCAGCCTTCGGTAGTTTATCAAACGACTGAGGACTGAATAAGTCTATTTGTTGTGGTGCCCATTTGGAATTGTTCAGGAAACCAATCTGGTCGTAACCATCAAACAATAGCTCCTCTTTGTGAGCAATAGCCCACCATCTCTCTCGACGATGCCAAGCTCCCACATCCGATGCAGACAAGCAGAACCATTCGATGGTCCAACCGCTCTTTACAATCGACTCGGTGACCACATCTAAACCTCGACCAGTAATCGCTGGCACGTTCTCGAACAAAACAAAGCGAGGGTGCAGGTAAAATGCTGCTAACTCCCACATGTCTAAGAATAGACCAGAACGTGTCCCCTCCTTAATACCCTTGCCGTGACCGGCCACACTCAAATCCTGACACGGAAAGCCCCCCACCAAGATGTCAGGGCTGGTAATCTTCATACGTGGAAGGTCGGTTACATCATCGTAGATGGGTGTACCAGGAAATCGCTTGGACAATAGCTTCTGACAAAATGAATCTGACTCGCAAAACCAAACTGTCTCTGCATTGCCACCTAGAGCATCTATGACACCCAAGTCCAATGAACCTATACCACTAAACAGTGAGCCTATTTTAACGGGCATAGAACACCTCCTTATATATATCCAATAGCGCTAAGCGTCGATTGCCTTCCGCTTTAACCAAAACCTCTGAGAATAACTCTCTCGTTCGTTGCTTACCTTTTGTCCGGAGTATGTATCTCCAGTATCTTGCAGTTAGTTGTGTCATGTTTACCTCCTATGACGTATCAGTATTGTACCACGAAATAGTGTTCTGGGCACCTTTTATTTGTCTCGTGGTTAGTTGGTTTGCTTATGGGCCCGAACAACTCGGCAACATCACGAAAGTCAAAAAAGGATAGAAAAGTAAGTTGGTAGCCTATGTACTCGTCCAGTAGGAGCATATAGAAGAAATCGCACCAAAAAACCCCAATATCGCAAAACTTTTCTGCCAAAAATAAATATTAAATTAATAATTAAAATAATTAAAGCTGATATCATACAATTATTTTAATTATTATAATTAAATATCTAATATTACAAAATACATATTTTTTTATAGCAATTTACTATATTTATATACTGTTTTTACCAGAGATGTAGAGAGGTAGGGGGTTGTAGACTACCAACTTCAAAAACACACAGGATCTAGAGTTGTTCTATGATTACCACAGCAACGGACTTTGCAACAAAACCTAACTTCTGGAGAGAAAAAGCAAAGTTAGGAATTGACTAATTTTTACTTCAAAAATCACCTTTTTGCCTCACAGGACAATTTTGTAAGAGAAATCTCGTGCAACACCTTTCAAAAGAAATAATACTCTACAAGAGACATCAGGAATATGGAGGCTATGTCATTTGCGTCTATCACTAAAACCAAATCAACTATGTTGGATGGAGGAAGTCCCGAAGATACCGGTGCTTCGGATGATTCGGTCCAAGCACAGGATAAAGCAGCACGGTTATTTTCACCGGAAGAATGAACGAGTCAATTATCTATTAAGCTTGAAGACAGGGATCATTTGGTTTCGGTATTATGGGGACAAACGGTTTGTATCTACTTGGCAAAGTGCATTTTTCAACTTTGAAAGATTGAAGCAACGAGGTGGGGACACGACAATTTGCTGTCCGTTTTGTGGTACTCAGGTAGAAGAGGTTTGGTTTTTTGCCAAAACATTGCGTTGTGAGCACTGTTTATGGGTTGCTGATCGATGGGGAAAACAGATGGATATGAGTAAATCTAGACGAATGAAAATACGAAAAGGAGATTTATTGTCTGTTGCGGAAGGATTATCTTCTGGAAATCCAATGGAAATTTATATGACAATGGTTGCGATGGAGATGGCTGGATTATCCCCGCGAAAGCTTACAACAGAAAAAACAAATCAAAAATGGGATATTGTGAGATACAAATGGTAAAAATTGTCGGTTTTGCCGGAAACTTTTATGTTTTATCTGGATGGAACATTGACCGGACCGGTACTTTTCAAAAAAAATACTGGATAAATCAAAAGGGAAAACGCCCGGCAGCAGTCGTCCTGTACTCGGATGGAAGATACAAAGCTCTCCTGTACGACCCAGAAGGAGAATTGATCGATGTTATCGCTGGTCAATCCAAACGAGAGTTCTTCAATCGGATACGTGATTCTCTAGCTTTCTATGTGGAAGAGGGAAAAATCCATCCCAACCGAACATCCAAGGAGTTCAAGGATTGGTTTGGTATTTAGACTATCGCGACACTGTAACAAGCTGGCTCGTTGTCGCGTGGACTGTCATTTGTTGTACTTTCGACGATTGGTCTTTCGAGACACAACCCGAGTGTTTTTGCGGCCATTCCCACCGCCTTTGCTCAGTGGTCTTCTGTGATCCACTTCCTGAGTGGTCTTCAGCTTCGGTAACCCTCTCCGCTTTCGTGCAGCATTTATCCTGGCACGAGCACCATTACGAGCAGTTCTATTTTTAATTTGCTTGGGCTTCCCGTGATACTGCTTGTATTCACGTTTGTAATTTCGTTTGCCTGTCTTCGGATCTTTGTACGGCATACTCCCTCCACAACCTACAATATACCACGACACCACACACCCTGCCCACCTTCCTTCACCCAAAGATAGTCCTCCTCCTCCTCTGTGCCTGTGCCATACCATACGTATGGTCTATCAATGTGTAAAGATTTTGCCGTTTTATTTGCACGTCGGCACCCATATGTAAAGGAAATGACAGTCCTCCTCCTCAGTTGCAGCCCACGTCCGATACGTTCGGTCTATCAGGCCCGAGATCTCAGGTCTCGGTGCCCGACCTCACTATCATCCGTGGGCTGCTAGGAGGAGGACTATCCTCTGTCAAGGGGGTATTTTAGGGACATTTCCTGATATCCCGAGATACAGGGGGCCATAGGGAAAAATTAAGAATGACCAAATTGTGTCCGGTATTTATTTGGTCTTATATTGTCCATCTGATAAAATGAGTATGTACCTACGGGTTTCATAAGCCCTAACATCCAAGGAGGATATAAAATTATGATTATTCAAAAACAAAAACTCTCTCATGTCGAATTGTTCTCGGGCCTCGGTTCTGCTAGCATAGCTCTTAGAAGCGTTTCACCTCTATTTGAAACCGTCGCTTATAGTGAGATTTGCACGAAAGCTGAAGCTGTTCGTGCTGTACTCGTTAAAGATGGCGCTCGCAATATTGGAGATCTGACAGATGACTCCAATTGGAGAGATGACAAACGATTGAAAGATATCGACCTTGTAACGGCTGGATTTCCTTGCCAAGACTTTTCAGGAATGAATAGCAAAGCTCTAGGATGGAATAGCCCTCGCACTCGCTTTGTAACAAACGCATTACACAGATATGTTTCACACACTCAACCGAAATATATTGTGATGGAGAATGTTAAAAATCTATTTTGTTCAACCCATATAAAAGGAACAAAGAGCTTCCTTGACTCCTTCAGTGGATACAGTTGGAATCACGTATCCTTCAATCCTGCCGATTATGGATATATTCAGAGTCGCGGCCGTGTTTACATTCTTCTTTGTCGTAAAGATGTACCACAAGCTGAACTTGATTTAAATGCTATAGTTGGAATCAAACAACAAACCTTTTCCGATGTTATGGATAAGCGGACTCTGAAAGACGATGTAAAAGGTGAATATTACCATGTTAAAACACAGTCAAGAATTGAGAGCGCTAAGAAGAGCAATAGATATTGGCAATTAACGCCCCGATCGACACGCATGCAAACTATGGGAAGACGATCGATCGACGCGCGCTGCAATCGTTTCAGTTGGGTAAAAGGCAATCCAGACCCTCGTTATTCGCATCGATCCTTATCAGTGAAAGAAGCTCTTCGTATTCAAGGCCATTCAAAAATACCCTCTCGCTTATCTTCTGTAAAAGGGTTGAGCCGATCATCATGTTTCATGGCTATTGGTAACGCTTGGCATATTGGCGCGGCTGTTCAAGTATTGAAGCAACTACCAATTCAAGGATTGCTAGAATTCAAATTCAGACAGTGGGCAAGTAAGTTTATTCGATGGGATAAGGTTGAAGCTCTCGCACGTCGTAAGACAGCACAGAACATCCGTGCTAGATATCTGATTGAAGATCTTATGACTTCAGGAAGAAGCAGTAACAGACGAGCTTTGTTCGCTACCTCATCGTACAAATTTGATAAGAAGGACGGTAAGAAGATCGAGACTCGAGGTGTTTACTTGGCCCCTGCTAAGAGAGCTAGCCGTCCTAGTGAAGGTATTATTATCAATAGCTGTCCTAACGCTGGAGAGTGTGCAAAAGAGAAGAACTGTTTAATTGGATCGGGAACTATGCCCTTTCATTCTGATACTCGACAAGCTAAGACACTCTTCTTTTATGGTTACCCTGCTGAATACCTCATTCAGATCATCAGAGAAATTGTTGAGTTTGCACGAAAAGCTCATAAACGTGGCGACGAGCTACAGGTTCGTTTAAATGGAACTTCAGATATCCAATGGGAGCGCTATCTATATATGGATATGTTAGTGGCTTCTGTAATTGGTTTCATTGGCTTCTATGACTATACGAAGAACGGAGTCAATCGGCTATCTAGAATAGAGCAATCTTATCATCTAACATTTTCCGTTAGTGAGGATAAGAATACTATGAAGAACGCACTTGAATATCTTAAAGCGGGATTCTCAGTGTCAATTGTAACCATTCCAAATGAGCATGACGATATATTGAATTGGGGCCATCCTCGAGTCTTAGACGGCGAATTGAACGATCACCGACCACAAGATCCCCCCGGATCGGTCGTGTTACTTCCAGCCCGTGGAGAGTTGAGATCTCAAATTGGTAAAACAAAATTTGTAAAATCCAGATCTTGGGTTGCATGGTTCCTTACTATGGTAGATTCATGTCCAGAGCTAGCTTAGAGAAGTGGCTTCTGATTATCTTCTTTATCTTATGGTTACTTGGTGCTATAAGTGAAGGATTGAAGCCCGACAAACCCTGTTAACGGTCTCGAGCGAGGCAAGGGGGGAGCTAAGCTCCCCCTCTTCTTTTGCGCCTCTCTTATATGGCATAGAACTCGGGGCCCGAGAACCGGACATAAAATGACCTCGCACTATAAAGCCGAGTGTACCGGCCTTATCGGGGCAGGCCCCGATAGTCCAACCAGACCCAAGGCTGGTTGGGCCAGACACGAGCAACAAAGTGCGAGGTCTATCAGTATGATGTATGGTTGGGTACCTACCTACATACTCAAACAATCCGATAGTCCTTCTCCTTTGCTGAGGGCGCAGCCCTCACTTCCTGGAGAAGGACTATCACGGGCCATGGCCGTAGCTGGTTCTCCGAGAAAGTCAAGACCAAAAACTGTCCGGTTCTGTCGGTGATATCTAGGTCGTCCTATGGTATAATAGAGATATCAACTAACGGGCCGCCAGCCCTACTACACGGAGGTGTAACTATGGCAATGACTAAAACACAACAAGCTCTAGAGGCTTTATTTTTGAAACTTCAGGATCATGACGATGTAATTGATCTGAACAATATCTATATCCACTTTCCAGATCACTTTATCAGTCTGCTCTCCTGTTTGGAAATCGTTTCAAATCGTCTCGCTTGGACATACTGCTCACAATATGACGAGAATGGTTATATTGTCGATCTTGAATACAAGAGAGATGAGATTTTGAACATCCTTGTCAGTGATGATTTTACCATTCAGAGCCACTAAGGAGGTGTAACTATGGCAATGACAACAGAACAAATCATGGCAACGATAGAACAAATCAAAGATCAGGTTCTAAAGCTAGGCTCATATGATTTTGAGCAAAATCTTGTATCTCATGCTGATCAATTATCGGAACTTATTTTTCACTGCGAAGAGCTTCAGAACAGCTTCCACCCTGATGATGACGAGTATGAAACACTCGATATTTATATCGGTGATATATTGCAGCCGATTCTGGATAAGCTGGAAAAAGACCAAGAAGAATATCTATCTGATGAGTACATCAAAAAGCAAAAAGTTGCTCTTGAAGCAGGAAGAATTTGGTTTCAAAAACTTATTGGAGGTGAGCAATGAGAACATATGTATATATCAAAGTAAAACTTTACCTTAAAGAGGGGCAGACAGAAGACTCAATTCAAGATATCGTTCAAGAGATGGATTATGATTTTGATCACGATGAAATTGTTGATACCGAGATTAAGGATATCATAGATTATGATATCCCTGAATCCTCTAACAAAGGAGGTGAGTAATGACTGTTTGTTTAGTGTGCGGAAGCTCTGATGTACTTATCAAAGCATGGGTCAATCCGAATGATGACAAAGCCGAACCCATCCCACTCCCGTGGGACACAGACGCTTGGTGTAACATCTGCGATTGTATCGTCGATCTCAAAGAAGAAGAAGGAGGTAAGCAATGAGAACCGTTAAAACCTTGCGCAAAGGGAGCTTCGTTCGGAAGTTCCTCGAGGAGTTTGTGAAGAATCATGAGAAGTACAGAGGGGCTTATTTTTGGCGACCACCGTCTACAGCTTCACAACGCCGTAGAATGGAATTCGATCACTGCACCGTTTTTAAGTATCAAGGCGACGTGTACGAGCTTGAACAGAGCTTGGAGTGCTCTTGTAAAAATGTTTATTGGACCAGTAGAGTCTTTGTCAATGAGAAGAAGAAGGATATCCGAGTCATCCATAAACTTATTGGTAGCAAAAAACCACCGATGTGGTCAGATGAACTTCTACCAACCCTAGACACTCCTGAAGAATTTACCGAGAAGTCTTTAGCGCATTTGGAGAGTTTGATAAACAAAGGAGGTGAGCAATGAGAGTTAGAGTAAAATGGAATTTGACGAATTGTAAATGGTCTGTGTGTGATTGCGAGGGTGTTACCCCTCCGTACCACACTGATTCGATTGTGCTGTTGAATTGTAAGCTACATCATCCGTTTGGCCATATCGAGGGCGATGTGTCCACAGGTTCAACACGCTACCAATCTGAATGTATAACCCCTATTGGATTTGTGAATGATAAAAACGAGATACGCTTTGACGCTGAGTGTGTCTTCCTTACTTCATATGAGGGATCCCCCTCAGCCTATGCGAGTGTAACAGAGGACGCTTAGAACGTCCCTCACGCCCCTTGTAAGCCCTCTTCGGAGGGCTTTTTTGTACCTCGCACTGTACGCTCACGGCAGGTCCCAGGCCGATAGTCCAACCAGACCTTGGGCTGGTGGACCAGACACGAGCAACGCAGTGCGAGGTCTATCAGTATGATGCCCCTGGCTCATCAAAGCAAACTCAGACAAACGATAGTCCTCCTCCTAATGCGCCCTGCCGGGGGGCCTGCTTCAACTGGACTGTCACGGGCCGTAGGCCCTGGCCGTCTTCATTAGGAGGAGGACAGAATCTGACCTCAGTAAGTCAAGGTCAGAATTTGTCCTATGTGTTAGGCTTCTTCGGATTCTTCTTCGTCAGCATAAGCGGACTCGATTCTCTCTGAACACTGAGTACAATAGAGATCGGGCGTTTCCCAATTGATAGCTGGGGTAAGCTCCTCGTTACCTAACCATTCGCAATCGTCCTCATGAGCCTCCGACTCTACGTCAGATTCGATGTTCTCATTAACGCAGTTAGTACAAAACGCCTCACCTTGCCAAACGATGAATTGAGGGTAGCAACCGATAGAACAGTAGCGTTCAAACTTTCTCATGCCGCCCCCTTGATCATACAGATAGCTTTGCACAAGCTATCTAGATCCGGATCAGCTTCGACCTCTCCAAAGGGGTCGTGGCTAGTCCAAGTCCAAACATGACGACCACCGTAGGTGACGTAAAACCCTTCTATATTGTTCCCTTGACTTCCCCATTTTAATCTAAGAATGTCGTCACGATAGAATTCGATATAGAGGACTCGCCCATGACATACAGTTTGTTGTTGGACGAATTTGAATCCAGTAGCTTTTGCAGTGCTACTGAACGTATCGATGATACTTTCGTAAATTCCAAATTCGAAGTTCATGCTTCCTTCTCCGCTTCTTTGAATACATCAATCTCAGTTAGTTGATCTTTCATGTTCTCGATTTTCACAGCTAAAGCCTTCATTCCGATCTCATTTAAATACTTTGTAGCTTCTTCTAATTGTTCAGAGGCAATAAAAATGCATTCCTCTGTTGCCATCATTGCATGCTTAACATATGCCATGGTCTTTACTCCGTTAGTTAGTTGATTTTGAACAGAGCTTCCCATAGAGGCCCTATGCCCCTCGGTCCGCCCTGCAATGTTCTGTGCTTTACTCATACCTATATTTTATCTGATATCAGGCACAATTGAAAGTCAGAATATGTCCGGAAAAATATCTCGCTAGGGCCGGCCCTACCGGAGACATAGAGCGACCATATTCTGTCCTTGACACGAGAAAGAGCTTGATATCATCGGCCCGAGGCCGATAGTCCTTTCAAAGGTGGGCCGGCAGGCCCGGCCTATTCTGTATTGGACTGTCACGGGCCAGCGTGACCCACCTTTAAAAGGACAGAATCTGACCCTGAAAAGTCAAGGTCAGAATTTGTCCTATGTGTTAGCTGTAGTACTCTAACATGTGATCGTTACTGCAGACAGGAACTGTAGTCCACCCAGCCTCATCGATGTTAAACTCCCAGCCTCCATTTGTCATGGAGGTAACGCGCTCCGCTATGAGTGGCAGCAAGCACCACCAATCAACGTCTTTGAACTCCTTACGGATAGCTTCTTCATCGAAGCTATCCATTCCCACACGTGATTCAATCAGTAGTTCCATAGCTACCACTCGACAAAGACACCCGCGCTCCTCGGCCTTCTCCATCACGTACGCATCAAGAGAAGGAAGAATCAAATCCTTATATTCTTGTGATACTTCCCAACTCATGGCTTCACCAAGCAGCCGCTATTATTCGCAAGCTCACGACTGGATTGACATGTGTTTTTATAGACCAGTTTAGCTAGCCTCGACGATATCTCATCAAGATTGTTTTTAACTTCCTCGATATCTCTTGTAGCATCGTTAACGCATTGACAAAACCCTTCATGAGGGTCGCTTGTTGTGTCAGCCATTGCGATCCATGCGAGGATCCAAGACACGGTTTCAATCTGGCCAGCTAGGCCTTCTAAGGTTGCAATTGCCGCTTCGACCTTCGCGAGGTCGTCTTTGAAAGTACGTACTTTCATGGTGTAACTCCTGTTACTTGTTAGTTGATTTTGAACAGAGCTTTCCATAGAGGCCCCATGCCCCTCGGTCCGCCCTGCAATGTGCTTTGCTTTACTCATACCTATATTGTATCCGATATCAGGCACAATTGAAAGTCAGAATATGTCCGGAAAAATAGCCCTACACCCTCGGCCCTATGGAGAGAATAGAGCGGTCACATTATGTCCTTGACAACAAAAGATAGTCCCATTTGGCGGCCGCAGCACACACTGTTGTGCTGTTGGGACCAAATGGGACTATCGGAGATGGGCAAAATAAAAGCCCTCCGGAGAGGGCTAGGATTACATAGCGAGGACGAGCTTATGGAGTAGACTAGGGATCATGGCGACACCGCCTTATGGGCCCAACGTCGAGCACATCCAACATGATGTGAAGTAGTCATAGAATAAAAGTTGTCTGGACTAGTGTAATCCAAAACGATTTTTTTTCCTTCTTCGGTGTAGCCAATCAGAAGGTCATAAGACCATAGCTTCTCACCATCTGTGTGAAAGGTGATATCACCTCTTTTGTTTTTTCCTGTCTTAGCTTTGATACCGTTGTACCAAGCCAGAGCGACTTGTTTTTTAGTAGCCATTGTTTCACCTCCGTGAAGTAGGCTGGCCAGCCTGTTAGTTGATAAGGTGCCCCTCCTGAGAGGGGCTGTACGTTGCGTAAGGATTATTTTCACTGAGGGAGGAGTGCGCGTCCCCTTGTGAGAGAGGAGAGAGCGACGTAACCCTGAAAGCGGCCCTGAAAGGGCTTCGAGCTTTCCCGTTACCGAGGGAACGACGGTTCGATCAAGTCGACGTAAACGAGCGACCGATCTTTGAAAATAATCCTTGATTCTTCCAACGACCGAGAGGGTTGGAAGAGGGTGTTTTTGCTTGGTGGTCCACCAAACTAAATCTTGATTGCGATTTAAAAGAGCCAACGTATGTATATATAATACCATTGGAGATCATAGATATCAACATAAAAGGCCCTATAAACCGGACACATATTGTCCTTGACAAACTGAGAGTAATGTCTTAGGCCTTAGACCCCCAGGACAAACACACGATAGTCTTCCGAGAGGGCGTATGTGGACCAGAGTGTCCGCACGCTTCCGGCTCGGAAGACTGTCATAGAATGTTGTTGCTATGTCAACTCTCGTCTGGTATAACGTGTCTATGCGATACAACGTTAACGAATTTGCCAGTTTACCTTTATATGGTTTACCTGTAGCTGTATTTGATTTTGAGACAACAGGAATAGATGCTACTTCTTGTCGTGCTGTGGAGCTTGCGATTGTACATTTGAACTTAGGTTATGACAATGCCGAGGTAGTCTTTGACAAGCGTTTCAATCCTGGTATCAGCATACCAGATGAAGCGGCAATGATACACGGTATAGGGGACAGTCAGGTAGCAGATTGTCCAACTTTCTGGGAGTGCTGGGAAGAGATAAGTGAATTACTTTTTGGACGTGTCCTTGCAGCATACAATCTACCGTATGACTGGACGGTATTGAATCACGAATACAGACGGAATGTACAATGGCAACCGACGCATCATCATGATGCGGTATTTGGCAGTCAGTTATTTGGCATATGTGGTTTAGTGATGGCGAGGGCAGTAGACAGCAATGTACGAGGAAAGGGCAGTCATCGTTTGAGCAGAGTGTGTGACAGACGTGGTATAGAGATAATTCAGGAGCACAGTTCGATAGGTGACACGTTAGCTAGTGCTCAGTTAATAGAGTGTTTAATGTCAGAGATACGTCATGCTAGAGGGAAGAAGTTTAATACAATGCGTGATTATTGGGCTTGGCAAAAGATACGTGCGATTGAGCAAGAGTTTGATATTCGGGAATGGTTATTGAAGAAGGGGGTTAAAAATGATGTATGGCCTTGGACGGATTACTGAGATGACGAAGGGTCAAGAAGCTTATGAATATCGTCAACGATACAGGTGTTCTTGGTCTATTGTAGCGAAGAACATAGGGTATTGTAATAGTCAATCAGCATTGAGGGCTGCTCGTAATTATGCGAACAATTCTGGTTGTCCTTGGCCATTGAAGAAGGCTTCGAAGGGTGCTTGTATTTATCAGGCTCGGAAGCATGGTATGACTTGGATGGCATTGTCGAGGACTTACAATCAGGATATAGCTGCAGTACAGAGATGTGCCTACAAGTGGGCGAAGAGGTATCAGGTACAATGGCCACCAAAATAAGACGTAGTGAGGCAGCTAAGGCGGTAGTGATGTCTTTGATGCACGTTATAGAGCCATTGAATGAGGCAGGTGTACGTCCTGATGATATAGCTCATTCGTTGGCATTTGTTCTGGTAGCGTACAAGGTCAATGCGGGTTGGAGTACGGAGCAGATACTTCAGCTATTGGAGCATTACATAACGGAGACAGACAAGCTTATGCCTGATGAGTTACCTCCTGATGATGGAGAATACAACTAGGTAAAATATTGCGATGCTTCATTGTATACATCTAGCTCTGAGGTATTTTCTTCCATTGCGATGAACTTACAGATCCAGATAAAGTTTCTGATAGACGGTTCACGATAGTCTGTTGTCCAGCTAGTGACGGTATTTGGTGAGACGCATATTTGTTTAGCGAAGACTTTTTGTTGAACTTTGCAGTGTTTGAGTTTTAGTTTTAGCCATTTTCCGAATGTCATAGAATCTCCTAGAATGGTATAGGCCACATTACTTTTTGGACATGATCAGGTATATTTTTACTCTCGAGTCTGGGAATGACCACAACGCCTTCTCCGGTAGCGTCGAATCCCCAGCAATGCCATCCTTCGTGTGCTTTTCTGGAGAAGAGTTCGATTTTGTTTTGGGTTGGGTGCATCCGATCGATTCGTTCGATGAATCTGGTAGGTTTAGCTGAATGATGTTGTCTTTTTTCCTGATAGAATTGTCGTTCATTTCGTGTACCTCTTGGTTTAGGTATAGCGCCTTTAGTTCCGACGATACAGATTTCGACGGACGACATGGTGTAATATCCGGGATTGGTGATAAGTTTTTCCCAAACGAAGCCGATTGTTTTGTACTTGAAGCCCCAGGCTTTGAGAACCTCTATGGAGATATCGAGTTGTGGGCCAGTTGTCCACATGTAGCAGATACAGTTTTTGGCCAAGATGTGTTTAACGTCCATAGCGCAGAGTTCATCTGGCTTCATAGTTGGGTAGTGATCGGATGCTGCTCCTGTGTCATTGGCTTCTTTGTTTAGGAAGGTGCGCTCATTGTAGTCCCATGGTGGGTCGCAGTAGATCACTTCGAATTCTTGTGGAGGTTCATTGGATGGTGGTTCAATAGAGATGATTGGTTTTTTGAATAAGTCGAGTTGCATTATTTATCCTTGTGGATACCGAAGCTGGAGTATGGTTCTTCTTTTGTGATTTGTTGTATAAGTTGTTCGCGTTCTTTTTTAGAGGATGTAATTTTTCGAGCTATTTTTTCGACGACTCGTATAGAGAGGTCCATAGAAGCGAAGAGTTCGTGTAGTGTTCCGTCTTGTTCTGTCCATTTTTGTAGAATAGTTTGTTGTGCTGTTGGCAGTATTTTTTTTCTTTTTTTCTGTGCGTATCCGACGAGTCCGAGTCCGATACGTTTTGGTGGTTTAGCCTTGTGTATTTTTCGGATTTGCGGTTCAAGTTTAGCGACGATTTCTTTAGCAGCGATGTATTTTCTGTACACGTCATCGGATTTGTACATAGAGTCGAAGTATTCGCAGTATGGAGAGTACTGGCATTGAACGCATCCTGCGCCTGGGTTTGGGTTGAGTTGTTTATCGAGAGTACGGATAGCAGTGGAGATATTGTCTTGCCATTCTTGGAGCATATTTTGTTGTGCGTGGCAGTCGATTTCTTTGAAGAAGTTACACCTTAGTCTAAGGTTTGCGATTTCTAGTGTGATGAAGTCAGGTCGATAGAAAAGCCAGACGACAACGGCTTGGCATCTTCGTTGGAAACTGTCGAGTTCATCGTAAGTGGCGACCCAAGAGGTTTTGTAGTCACGGATGATTGCTCTTGTGTGTGTTTCTCCTGTATCGCTATTGTATTCCTCGTGTATTTCGACAACATCGAGTAGGGTTCTAAACTTTGCTGTTTTGTCATTGTAGTCGACACTAGCCCATTGGTCGGTAAATGCGAAGGGGTGTTCGTGTGTGATGCCATCTCCGAATGGAACGGGAAACTTTCTGTGCCAATCGAGGGCAAGTTTAGCGCCTTCTAGGGCATCTGCTAGTGGAGCGGGTGGTTCAGGTATGCTGTCATACGCTCGCCCTTCGGAGCAGTACTTTTCGACGATTTTATCGGCTACTTGTCTAGCATCTTTGTCTGGATTTTTTCCGATTTCTTCGAGGATGGCGTGTGCGATCACGCCCGTATGAAAGATGGATCGATCATACGGGGTGTTAAGCTTCCACAATTCCACTGCGTGAGGGCAGTTATTGGAGTGTAGTCTGATGGTTGTTGGGTGATATGCTGGCATATGTTCCTCAATTTCGATGGGGAATTCGAATATTGTTTCGTGATCGCAGGTTTGCCATTTCATTGTAGACTTTATTTGTTGATTTGGTTGAAGATTTTGGTAAGATTTGGGTCTTTGATTGTGCCGGTGAGCGGGAAGGTTGGTTTACAAAGTACGTTTTGATTTCCTTCGAGCATAAGGTATCGGCTGGTCTTCTTTTCTTCTTTGTTCTGTGCTGGATATAGGAAGCCAACAAAGTTAAAGAACTGAGCGATTTCTCCGGATGTTTTCTTTCCATCGAAGGCTGGTCTGAGGTGTCTGGTACCGCTTCCTTCTTCGTATGTAGTTTCGAGGAGAGCTAGGCATACGATGTGTTTTGGGACTTGTCTGAGTGCTCGAATGAAGCGTCTCATATAGTCAGCGAGTTTGCCCCAGTCTTGTAGTTTCATTGGGTGTCTACCTTTATTTGTGAGATCGTCTTTGCACAGTCTTTGGACTTCTGTGAGTGAGTCGATGACGATTGTATCGTACTGTGCCCATTGTTCTGGACTGGTTGTAATGCTGTTGAGGACATCTCCGAGTAATTTAACGGAAGAGATATGTAAGAGATCAGCGTTTGGGTTGCTGTGCATGATACTGGTTTGTCCGTTCGGTTCGGTCAACAAAACGAGTGGTTTTGGTGCGGTCACAGCGAGAAAAGACTTACCTGCTCCGCTGTCTCCGTATACCAAGCATTTGATGTGAGTTTTTGCTTTTTGTTTTCCAGCATTTAAAATTTGAAATTTCATAGTTTTACTCCAAAGGTTGTGAGGTTCTAGAACAATGGTATTGACATTTGTTTTGTTTGTCAATAGTCTGGAGATATGACATTAGATAACATATTGAAAATACTCGATAGGGACGAGGCTGTGCGTGTCGCTCAGTGTGGAAAAAATGCAGCGTGGCATTGGTACAAGGAAGACCATAGGCGCAAAGTGCCAGGGATGCCGATATTAGTGGCGTGGGCAGATCATTTAGAGCTATCTGATGCAGATTTGGGGGAGTTAATCCGTGATGCACAGCAGGTACGGATACGCATTTTTGAATTATTGGCACAGGAAGACAAGCGTCGTATCAAGCCTCGGTCGACGTTACGGAAGGATTTGGCTCGTGAGATAGCAGAAGAGCTAGAAGCAATGCGCCAGCTAGAGCTTGAAGAGAAGCAGCGTTTAGTGGAAAAAAAAGAAGAGGCTTTACGCCGCGAGACACAGGAACAAGTGGTCGAATCGGAGCGTCAAGATCGTCTTGAACAGATTCGAGACAAATTAAAACATCTCAGGAGAAAACATGGGGATTATTGAAAATTACCGAAAGAGCAATCGACGTTATGGTCAGTACAATGAGCCGACGCGCAAGGACACTTCGTCGATCACGTCTAAGATTCTGGACTTGTCATATATGAAAAAGATGATTGACAATGTAATGAAGCATCATACGACAGAGGAGAGCAAGAAGTCTGTTGAGCACAACAGACGTTGGACGTATGTTCAGACGTATCGGTTGCAGAACATGCTTGGTAGAGTGGACACACCGACGTTTGTATTTATGTTGGAGAGTTTATTGGAGTGGTGTATAGATTCTCGTTCAGCGATACAGCCAAACGCGAAGTGGGAGTTGTGCAGTTACGAGTATTCGATCGAAGTGGTAGAGAAGACAAGCAATAAGTTTGTTGGAAAGGATCAAGACGGTAAGCCAATGACCAATGAGATCAAGGAAGATGTACAGCATTTGGTCATCGGAATGGAATTTGTGGACATCTTAGGAAATGAAGATGTGCAGTATGATATGGGTCGAATCAGACGAAGTAGTGAGTCACAATTGACACCGAAGATGTTCCGAGAATTGTTAGCAAATCAAAACAGCAAGGTTGTCGAGCCTCCGCCTAGTGTAGATGTAACAGTGTACAAAGAGAAGCTTGCAAAGCAGGACGAGATGTTGCTTGCTCAGGACCAGCAATTGACGGATATGCGGTCACAGATGGATACAATGCAAGAGATGATGGCTGGTCTAATAACTGAGTTGCAGACGGCAAAAACGTCGAGTACAACAATTGATAAGGATACACCGACAAAGAAAGTAACAAAGCGAAAGGCTAAATAATGTCTCGGAAAAGCACTCCTCAACAATTACTACGTTTGGTCAAGGCGCGGCAGCGACTGCAAGAAAAGAACAGTCGCAAGCCTGCTCACCTTCGTCAGACGGAGGATCAGATAGAAGAGATAGCTAGAAGAGCTTTACGAGAGAACAGAATAAATGATTACGGTGTGATCCTGAAAAGGGAGTCGTAATGAAAAAGAAGAAGTTTTGTCCGAGTGAAGAGCAAGTCCAGATTCGACGTAGTGCGAGGAGCTTGTATAACAGTGGGATGTATTTGGTTGGAGAGTGGGTTGCTAGGATACCGACGTTAACGCTATCTAAGTGGAGAAATTGGGAGAGCACCAAGGGTTTCATGGACTGGTGGTCAGAGCTTCTTCCAGAACACGGGGGCGTGACCTTATCAGATTTGAAGGCATTGGAGTTTGAGGCGAACAAGAGCTTGATGCGAGCGATGATGGAGGGTGACTTGGCCGCGACTAAGATTGTTATCTCGATGGTATCTCAGGCAAGAGAGGCTGAGAAGATAACGGACAATGGTATGGAGGAGTGGTTCGACTCTTCCACCGAACAGAACGGTTGGACACAAGAGTGGAATTAGAAGCTATTCTCAGTGATCCAAAGCAATTCATACCTCGTTTGCGGTTTGAGGATGCGGATGCAAACTTGTCTTATTTCCGCAATCCATTTTCGGAGCAAGTTGCATTGATCGAGGCTCTAAACGATCCTGAAGTAAAGACAATAGTTGTGCTCAAACCTCGTCAGATTGGAATAACGACAGCGAATTGTGCTGACACTTGGTATCGGACGTTTACAGCGAAGAAGCCTTTGAGAACGATTGTTGTTGCTGACCACAACAAAACAACAAAATCAATATTCAAAAAGTTCTGTACGTACTTTCATCATCTTCCCAAGACCTTAAAGGAGTCAAATCCATTTAAGATCAATCAAAATGATAAAACACTTGTATCTGAGCGAACGGATGCCCTGATCGACCATATGACTGCGCGAGGAGACACGCACGGTCGTGGTTGGACATATCAAAGATTTGTGGCAGAAGAGTTGGCTTTCTGGCCGCATCCAGAAGAAGTCTGGTCGGGTATCCGTTCGACTCTCCATGGTGGAGCAGATAGCAAGATTGTAATTGTATCAACTCCCAACGGGCCGGGTAATTTTTACCACGAGCGTGTTTTGATAGCTCAGGAGGCGGAGAGAACGGGAAACAAATCAATTAAGTTTCTATTTTCGAGGTGGAGTGATCACAGAACATATACATTAACACCTCCAAAAGATTGGGAGCCGAATGAGGAAGAGCACCAATTGGGTGAGAAATTTGGTCTTGATTGGGGTCAATTGTACTGGCGACACGAGATGATCTATGGTGTCGAGGGTATGGGGGACAGGAAGTTCCGTCGAGAGTTCCCACTGACGATTGAAGACGGCTTTCTTGTATTGGAGGGGTCTTGGTTTGACTCAGACTATTTGAATAATCGTTTAGAGGAGCTTCCAGCCTCCGAAAAGGCGGAGCTTCGTGTATATAGAGAGCCTGAAATAAATGTTGAATATGTAATCGGTGTAGACCCCAGTTGGTGTACAGGTGGAGACTTTGCAACGGCTTGTGTGATGAGCGAATATGGAGAGCAGGTTGCTGTGTTTTCGACGAACCAAGGTGGCGAGAATCGGTTTGCTTTGGAGGTAAATAATCTGTCTCGATATTACAATCGGGCGAGAGTTCTTTGCGAAGCGAACACAGGTGGTGCAGGTCGAGTAGTTATCAGATCGATGTATCAGGAGTCGACCCCAGTGTGGAAGGATACGAAGGGAAAAGACTGGGTGACGCACAAGGGCAACAAGGAGCTTGCTTACTCTTTTGCGCGTCAGATGGTGAATGGTGATGGGCTTGAATTGAATGATCACCAAACGATACAGGAGTTGATGCACGTGAGAGAGGAACGTGGTAGAATAGAGGGTCAGGATGGTTATCATGATGACCACGCGGATGCTTTTGTTTTGGCTGTTTGGGCGTTGCGTCGTCTACCAGGGTTCAATGGCAAAGAGAGGCACCGTCCACGCTTAAGGCGTGAAAAACGCAACCCTATGGACAAGATTAGGATGAGAACGCCATGAACAAAGATCAAATAAAAGGTTACGATTTCAGCGATGATTCATTGCCACCAAAGGTGGTTCTGGAGCACCTAAGAGCACACGACGCTAGGATGGACGATGAGCAGCCGTATATGGCCTTGGCCAAGGCAAGCTATACGACAAGGTTCTGGAGGTACATTGAAGGTTCTGAGGATCTAAACTCGACTTATGAGATGAGTAAGCTGGATCAAGTAGAGGTGAACAGAATAAAGCCAGCGCTGACGGGATACTTGGCGAACCTGTATCCAAGACGAATGAAGGTTGTTGTTGGTCAATCTCCTTATACAACGGGAGACACCGCAAAAGCTGAAATGCTTGTCAACGATTGGATTAACCAGCCAACAATGAGAGAGCGAATTTTGGCTGCTTCTCGACAGGCGTTGTTGTACAAAGGAGCAGGAGCGAAAGTTGGATACGACCCTGCTGAGGAGGGTTTAAACCGTGTTTGGATGCGCGTTTTTCCTTATTGGGAGATGGTTCTTGATAGCGACGTACATGACTGGGATGATGCTCGTTTTGTCGGTCATGTTAGTTACCAACCTCGTTCCGAAATCATTAAGAAGTACGGTTTGGAGGAGGATCTTAGTGGCGTTGCTCGCGACGATTATCTTGGAGCTTATCTGGCAAATTCGAAAAGAGTCGGTCACAAGGAGCAAGATGCGGACGATGACTCGACAGCTTTTGTTCGAGTTCTAGAGTTCTGTAACTTGGTTGATGACTTCTACGATACCGACGGAACCAGATACAAAGGTCGTTTGGAAATATACGTTCTGGATGGCTATGATGGAGACAAACCAGTATATATTGGGCCTCTTCCACTTGTGGATGGAAACGGGAAGAGCCTACCTCATATTGTGCCGTTGATATTCGAACACGAACCAGAGTATCCGTATCGAGGATTGGCGTATGCTGAGCAGCTACTTCCACAACAAAAGGAACTGAATACAATGCGTTCGTATTTGGCTCAGTCAGCCAGACGAGATGCACGTATGTATTTGGCACCGAAGGGAGCTTTGGATGCTGACGCGATGGATAATCTGTCGAGTGGTGAGGATGGTTCCATTATAGAGGTAGACGAACAGTATGCAGGTAACCTAGGGAACGTTGTTGTCCCAGTTATGCACGGACCTGTGAGTAGTAACATATTTAATTCTATGAGTTTGTCGGAAGCGGATTTTGATCGATCACAGGCCATCTCTCCTTCTGCTCTTGGACAAGTAACCAAGGCAACAGCCAGTGAGATTATGGCGATTGAGGGGCATACTCAGTCGGAGTTTGGTCGTCACGCAGAACAAAGAGACTTGTTTTTGATACGTATCGTTGAGCGTTGTTTGGCTGCACACGTGGCTTCATTGTACGACACAGGAGACTCAGAAGGTGCAGAACAAAACATTGACGAACAAGGAATTGAACTGAGCGATTCTGAACTCGAGGAACGTAGAGACGCACAAGGAATTGAAGAGAAGCCGGAGTTCACGCCGCACGAAATGTATGATCCTGAAACTGGCAAAGCTGAGTTTGCGGAGACAGAAGAAGAACATTTGCGTTTGGGTGAAGAAGGATACGGACACGAAAAGATAGAAGAAATAAAAGAAGACGACGATGATTTGGATGAAGACGATTCATCCATCATTGATCTTGCTGCTCGTGTTGAGCCTGAACGTCAGACCGCTGAGCAGTCAAGAGTGGAACGTTCCTTGGTTTTGTTAGACAGCAGAGGAGAACGAGTAGACGTTATGGCGGAGGACATAGACAGTGATTTTGACATCGGATTTTCAGAAGCTGGTCGTTCTCCATTATCTCGGATCGAAATGCGAAATAACATCTTGCAATTATCCGACAAGCTATTGCAATTACTACAAGTTGCCCAGCAAGCACAGGGTACAATGTCAACGTTGGCAATTGAAATGTATAAAACAATTCATGAGCAATTCGAGTTCCCGAAAAACCTTTCGTTTGATTACATTGAGGGACAGGCTGCTCAGCAAGCCGAAGAGGCTCCACAAGAGGTTCCACCAGAAGCTCAAGAGGAACCTGCCGAAGCTCCTCCAGAGGAGACCCAGCAAAGTGAAGCGCCATCTCCGGAAGAGGTCATAGAGCAGATCAAACAGTTACCCCCTGAGCAAGCATTGGAAGCTTTGAGCCAGATTTTTGCTGACGATCCCAAAGCGATGGAAGTAATTGAGAAGGCAAAGGGTCTTCCAGCAGAACAGCAACAACAGGCTGTACAGATGCTTTTAGAAGCAATTGAGGTCGCGCAATGATCAGAGAATATTTAGTCTGTAAGAACTACAGATGTAGACAATGCAGATTTGAAGGGGAGACGTACGGGTACATTAAGGGTGATGAATTTTTAATGGATACGTTTGATCCTTGTGAAGAGTGTGGAAGCCTCGATTTGGACTTCCTTTTATCGGTTCCTGCGATTGAGGATACGGAGAGATATCCGTATTTTGATCGAGGGTTGGGCATAACGTTGGAAAGCAAAGAACACCGAAAGCGTGAGTGCAAGAAGAGAGGGGTTGTTGCGATTGATGGGGACATTGATTTTGCAGACGACTATGGAAAACTAGAGCGAAAGAACGCAGAAGCGGATAAAATTGTAGCAGATATGCAGGATCGAATTGACAATCATCCTGGATACGCTGAATACAGAAAAAAGAAAGATCAAGGTTGGAAACCAAAACACGTGCATCGAGATCAAGGAATTGCTCCCGGTGTGGATCCATTTAATGAGGGATAAAATGCAAGAAGAAATGAACGAACAACAAGAGATGCAGCCTGAAGGGGCACCACCAGCAGATCCGATGATGGCTGAACAACAAGCTCAAATCGAACAGATTGCTGCTACTGCACCGATGCCGGAAAAGCCTTACACCTATAAGGCGATTGATAAGTTTGCTGATGCAATGAACGCTTTTGTTGGTGGTATTGATCCAAACATGGCTGCTGCTGAGTACAACCCACCGGAAGGAGAGAAGAAACTTGACGCTCCTCTTCCTGCTGAAGTATACGTACCATTTGCAGTAATTATGGGTTTTATTTCACAACTTGGTGGATTTGACAAATATATTATGCGACCGGAAGACTTGGTGTCTGACACTGCACTGTCCAAAGGTGCTGCCAATTTCAAGCGAATGGGCAAAGACAAGAAGCTGAATGAAGCATTGAAAGCTGGGCCCGAGGCTCCTCCTGCTGAGCAAGATCCAGCGATGAGTGATGCTGAAATGGAAGCTGGTCGCATGCCAGGCTCTCCGTCTCCAGAAGACGAAGAAATTATGAACATGATGTAATGAGGTAAAAATGAACGACACCCCAGTAGAAACCCCTGCCGCAGAAACAGCGGTAGCTGAAACCCCTATAGAAACCCCTGCCGTTGAAACAGCGGTAGCCGAAGAAACCCCTGCCGTTGAAACAGCGGTAGCCGTAGAGACTCCTGTTGTTGAAACGACAGAAGCTCCTGTTGCTGAGGCGAGTTCTAGCCCATCCAAACTTGATGGTTTACTGGACGCGTTTGGAGATTTTCCGGACGAACCGAGTGAAGCTTTGTTGGAAACGTTAGACGAGAAGACCATTCGCAATCTTCCAGATTCGATGAAAGGTCTTTTCAAGCATATGGTAGCCGCAGAGCGTCGTCGAGTGCGTGAATTGGAAGAGAAGATTAATTCTAGAAACGAGCAGTTGGACAAAAAATACGAAGAATTAAAAGAGCAGAACCGAGTAGTTATTCGCAATCGTGCTCAATTAAATCAGGTTTTGTTGGATCCAAAGTTTCAAGAGTATTTGAAGGCGGCTGACACTCCAGAAGAAGAGATGAAGGATCCACTGTCTCCTGAAGGGATTGAGCAAAGAATTAAGAAAGGCGTTGCTGAGGCAATGAGGAGCTTTCAACAGCCCATTCAAGAAAGTGCTACTCGTGCAAGACAGATGGCTCGATATCAAGATTTTGTCGCTGAACATCCTCAAATGGAGGACAAAGGCTTTAAAACTCAGGTTCGTGATTTAATGCAAACGAGAAGAGATTCAGGCACAGCTATCTCTTTGGAAGACGCTTATGCGCTTGTAGAAAGAGACAGAATGTTGAAAGAGCGAGAAAAACAGACTGCTAAGGACAGATTGAAAAGAAGCGAAAGTGCCCGACAAGTTGCGAGAAGTACAGTATCTTCCTCTAACGATTCTGGTGACCCTGTACCAAAGTGGGTTACAGAACGTGGCTATAACGGTGTACGTGGAGCCTCTGCTCGTATAATGTATTTACGAGACAACCCGTCTGCGTTAAAAAAATTACGCGCTCAACAGAAGTCTCGTAGATAAAATTTTTATGGAGTAATCAAATGGCTACTACAACTTTAACAGTAGATAATGAGCTTCTCTCGGCTACCTCGATAGAAGCGGCAAAAGAAGCTCGTGACTTGCGTCACGTCGTAACTCCTTTTCTGGCTGAGCAAGCTCGCGTTCACGGAGAGGGACAACCAAGCAAAGGATCTGGACACAAATGGATAGGGGCTTTCTCTACCGGTAATCACAGTTCTGCTACAAAAAGACAGACTGGATATGAGCAAATGAATCTGTCGTTCAGTGGAGTTCTTACTCCGTTGGTTTTGACTCCTGCTGAGGTTAGCTATCCGATTGGTATCTCTGCAGTTGAAGAAGACCTTAATGGTGGTGATTTACAAACAATCGAATTGGCATCTCGACGCGCTAAGGCGGTAATGAACAAAGCCAAGCGTGACTTCGAAGAGCACATTCTTTGTGGATCTGTAAGTCAGTATGATGATTGGCATACCTTGGAAGGTACAGTCAACGGTGATGGATTCCTTGAAGCTGTTGCTTTTGGTTCTCAAAACAACGTCATCGGTGGTTTCTCCAAAGCTACCTTCGCTGCTTTGCCAGGTGCAAACAATCAATTTGCAGATGTAGGTGGTTCATTTAATACTTCTGGTTTAAGTAGTATTTATCGTACAATCATCAAAGCCAAAGCACGCGCAACTGACGATTTGGCGGGGCTTACCGTAATTTGTTCAGAAAAGTCGCTTGAGAACTACAAAAGGACTCTACAAGCGAATGAGCGGTACATGATTATGGACAATGATGACAAGATCGACGGTGCAAATATGAACCTGATGATTTCTGGAATTCCTGCTCACGTATCAACCTTCTTGGGTAGCTACAGTGCGCAAGCTGGTCAACGACACAGTATGTACATCTTGGATCTAAATGCTATTTACGTTTGTTGGTCAAAAGTAATCCGCGATGGTTATTTCAGCATGAGTGATTTCGCCAATGTTGGTAACGGATACAATGTACGCGTAGCTGAAGTATTGGTTAGAGGTCAACTCTGGGCTGAAAACTTTGGATCTTCCGCTGTTATTGCTGACGCAGAAACCTTTTAATTAGAATAATCTTAGGAGAATAAGAAAATGGCTAACTACCCAAACAAAATTGATGGAATTGGAACTCGTAAAGATGGTTCTGGTGGATTTAAAGCGAATACAAGTGTACAGCCTAAGAGAATTATACGGATGATCGGTTTTTCTACCGACAGCGGTTCTGCTGTTACTTACACCAAAGGCGACGCAGTGGCTTTGCAGATTGCTTCTGCTAACGTTGGTGGAACTGACATTCTCAGTTCTTTTGGAACTGGAAATGTAATAAAACTAGCCTCAGCAACAACAGAACTGTTGTGTGTAGGAATTGTTGCGGAAACTATAACTGCATCTGTAAATGATACTGTAGGTGAAAGCGTTATTGTGCAAGTACAAGTTTCAGGTATTTTCGAAAAAGCTAATGTGGCAACAGGGTCAACAAGTGGTTTACATGTGTTCCCTTCTTCAACTGGTGGTCGGTTGGATCTAATACCTTCTTCAGATGCAGATACGAACAAGCCTCTTGCGATTGCTCTTGGAAATGCTTCAAGCAATAAAGCCAATGTTATGTTGCTCAATCCTTTGAGTTACTAATAAAAATCAAGAAGTCTAGTGAATAACGGAGGGGGTGGCTTGCCATCCCCTTTTTCAATTGGAGAGTAAAAATGAATGTATCTGAGATACGACAGCGTATATTTGACCAGATGGATTACTTTCCGGACTTGCAGCAGTACAGAGACTCTGTTGTCCGTCGATTAAACGATCGATATCAGGAGCTATGCGACTCTGCTCATTGGTTGTTTTTGCAGAAGGAAAGAGAAATTACCTTGCGAAAAGCCATCGAGGGAAGCTCAACGGGTCCAGGTATACAGGTTACAAGTGCCACCAATGCGAGAAAGGTCACAGCAGTAGGTTTTACTCCAAATCTTCAGATGGAGTCGCAAACCTTAACGAACACAACAACAAGCAAAGAATTTACAATTATCCGAGTTGAGGAGGACACTTCTTCTAATCCTTCGACATTTCATTTCTTCATTGATGATGATTGGGACGGCACGGCAGATGGCTCCACTGTGTTCAACTGGAAGATTACGTATCAACGTTTTGCCCTTCCAAGAGACTGCATTGAGGTGCTGTCTTTTACCGACCGGGATGCAGACAGGGGTAAGCTGTTGTACGTCAATCGCAGAAGAGAGGAGTTTGCTTATTTGGATGCAGACAACACGGGTGATTCTTCTGCAGTTGTTGAAGATGAGCATATCACAGATGACCCTCCTTTGAACACACCGACATTCATAACCGTTAATTCTGGTGCCTTTACTGCCAACAATTTGTTGGGGAGCACGACGTATGAGTACAAGTACACGATATATCGAGAAGGAAGAGAATCACCACCGTCTCTTCCGGTAAGCGTCACCACTGGTGCCGTAGCTAATCCAACGGGTCCAAATCAACCAATTATCTCGTTGGGAAATTTAGATAACACTGGTTTTTTTGCAACAGCATCATCATTGACGAGAACAGACAGTGGAATGGCAAAACTGATATATCGTAGAGATGTAACCAATGATGGTAAATGGATGTTGGTTGGGTCGGCAGACAGCAACAGTTTGGTTTTTACTGATCAAGAACTTCATCCAAAGAAGGCGTTCAGCTATCAAATTAATCCTGACTTTCGGTTTTCCAACTCAACAAATGTTTTACGATTTGAGGACTCTGGGCCGGTTCAATATGTTCGGTTTTGGTATACTCCAGATACAGATAAGAACATTCATATTCGATATCATTATCGTCCCAAGGATTTGATTGCCGACAATGACGCTCCAGTCATACCTCGTCAATATCATGTTGTCCTTGTGTATATGACGTTACAAGACATGTTCTTGCAAATGCAAGATACGACACAGAGTCAGTTGTACGAGAGGCGAGCAGCATTGTTGTTGGCTCAGTTGAGGCGACGTTATCTGACTAGAGATGACGACAGGAAGAGGATGCAGCGATGGGATCGACCACGCAGGAACAGAAATGTGTACGGTACCCCAACGATTAATTAATCATATTTGAGTACACAACGAATAAATTCCAATCAAGAGATCAAATATGAGTATTAAAACATCCAAGTTTATTGTAGCACCACTAAGAGGCATAGATCAGCGTTGGGAAGCTAGAGCAAATCAAGCTTCGCACATTGAGAACATGGTGTGGAGTGATCAAGATAGCTGGAGAACCGCGTTTGGATATCGCAGGTTGGTTGAGGATTACACGACAGATTCTAAGGAAGGTGTGGTAACGGGCGATGATGGGCCGGGTGCCTTAACGCTTCCCTCTTCGTCCACGATTAATTATTACGACTACAATTCTCCTCCAAATAGTTTGTTTTGGTTTGGTCAGCACGGAAGTGCACTGCAGTGGTTGGTGTACGAAAATAAGAATGGAGGCTTTCGTTATTTCAATGGATCTAAAGCTCCAAATGATCCCAGTACAATTATTCAGTTTGTGAATGGCACGCTCATCAATGGCGATCCGTCATCGTATCGAAACAGATCAGGAGCCAATGGTCAGGATATTAGTCATACATATTTTACATTATATGGAAGCAATTTGTACTTGGTTAATGGAGTAGACGCTCCTCTTGTTTTTGACGGAAAAAAATGCACTCGCGCAGGATTTAGCACCAAACCAAATCAACCTCGGGCATACATTACGCAGAAAACGGCTATACGCAGTACGTTTCCAACAGGTGTTGGTCACGCAGGATCCAACAACGAATTTAAATATGTAGTGACCTTTGTCAATGAACGTGGTCAAGAGAGCAGGATGTCAACAGCTTCTGCGACAGTCAAAATAGATACAACAGAAAATTTTGATGCAAGAGACTCTGACAATGCAACGTCTACATTGACGGCAGACACGTATAGGCATTTTGTCGTTGTCGAGATACCAAGAGGGCCAATAGGAACAGTAGCCAGAAGATTGTACAGAACTTTAAATTTAGAAACATTTATTGAAGGTTCAAATGTTGTGACGCTACCCAAAGAATCTTTATTCGGTGGCGAGTATTACTTTTTGGACGAAATACAGGACAATATAACAGAGTTATATGTAGACGGACTGGGAGATTTTGACTTAGGCGCATTGACGTTGGAGCACGACTATGGAGATTTTCCAAAGAACAGTTCAAAGCTAGCTGTGTTCAAAAATACAATGTTTGTTGCTGGTGATACAAACGAAGAGTTGAGATACAGTCGACCTCTAAATCCAGAAGTATTCCCACCGGACAATGTTTTTAGTTTGGCAGACAATCAAACCTCATTGATCACTGGATTGTATCCAACAGGAGACTCTTTGGTGGTCTTTAAGCATAGAGCGATTTACCTAGTGAAAGGTGATCCGGTCAGTGGTTTTTTCGCACAGACTCTAACAACTGATATCGGTTGCATTTCAAATCAGACAATTCGAGAGGTACCTGGCGTTGGTTTGGTTTTTATGGCCAATGATGGCATTTATGTTTTGGAAGGCACCTACCACAGCACACAGCAGACTAGGTTCTTCAAGCTGTCTCAGGGATTGAGAGATATTTTCAATCGAGTCAACACTCAATTTGCAAATAATTTCCGTAGTCTTATTTACCACAAAGATCGAGAATACTGGGTTACTGTTGCAATGGATGGAGAAACAATTCCACACAAGGTGTTCAAGTTTTCTTATGAGATCGGTGCTTGGTCAGTTTATGAATCCAGCCAAGTGGCAGGATTAATTGAGACACAAGATCACAGAGGATACTTGATGCTTGCTGGGCCAAATTTGGTGTCTACGACTGCTTCTAGAGGATTGTATGTATATGGAGGCACAAATCAGTTAGGATTGCTCGGAACAATAACCTCGACCTACGAAACAGTAAACCTACCGTTCAATAGTGTGTACGAAAACTTCTCTCCCGTTCGAGTGATGAGTAGAATTGTTGGATACGGCAATACGATGACAATGGAGGTAACAGTAAATAGAGAGCCAGCTACGGTTGCAACAACAGCAACCGTCACTCAACTTAGACCATTAGAAGATGCTCAATTTCCTTTGTATGGTTCTACAACATTTGATGGTACAGCGGTATACAAAGAACACCGACCAGTTGTGGCTCGTCTTGATTTTTCCACGATGCACAAAGGGCCAGTCAACGAGTTAAAATTAAAGTTCACTTGTTCTGACGAGATGGAAATTGTAAACTATGAGCTAGAGGGTCGACTAGGGACTCGCAGAGATGTTATACCATTGACAGAAAAGTTAGGTGGGAGTTTGAAGAGATAATGGCACACAGGTATAAAAAATATGAGGTGCGAACCGGAGAAGTCATCGAACCCACAAGAATACGTGACAATATGCAGATATTGGGTCACGAGCTTAATGGGCATGTTGATCGAGACAATCTCCCGATGAAGGCTATAACTTCCAAGTCTATTGCGGATGAGGCTTTTAATATTGTTAAGACAGTAGCTTTCGACAGTATCAGTGTTCCGTTGGAAGATCAACCAATCCATTATGTGGATGTACAAGCACTTAAAATTACAGTTGATGTACCTGTTGATTGTGTGATCATTGGTCATTTTGGAGCTTGGTTCGAATGGGAAACCTTGACAGCATTAACCTCTGATTTATTTGATGACGGGAACAATGTTAAAACCAGATACGATACTTTAAATGCTTTTGGAGAGGGTCATTACCACGAAGCCCAAGAGCATTTTATTGATTTTAGAATGATGGTCAACGGAGAGGACATTTGCCAAACATTTAGCTTTCCGTTTGTGCGTCAATCACAGAGTGTGTATATGACTGGGGCTATACCGGTAGCCGCTGGTAGTATAGAGCTTAAAATACAAGCTAGAATGTATCGAGATAACCTAGGGCAGAGAGAGGTCATAAGGGGTTTCAAGGTTACTATTCGAAACCGAAATTTAATTTTACATGCGAAAAAGAGGTAGCAATGGCACAAGTAAAAATTCCATCGTTACTCACAGGTAATCAGATAACAACAACTGATATCAATGATTTTATTAATTCGGTCAACAGTATTTCTGGAAATGTTAATTCTGACAATGTTAGAGACGAAGGAATTGACAGAAGAAATTTAGGATTGCAGTCTGTACAAATAATTAGTGGCGCGACACAAACACCAACACAAACAGGAAGTCATTTTATTTCAAGTGGCAGTTATACGATTCCCACACAAGCTAATTTTTGTTATGATCCTATTTTGTCTAGTACCGGTACACGAATACAGGTGTCAGGTATTCAATGTGATAATGGAGATAAAATATTGGTCCACTGTTCATTTTCGTTTCAAACGCTGACAAGATCCAATAATAATATAGGCGGCCCAGAAGTTCGATTTAAAATATTTGAAACAGAGTCTCAGGGGTCTACGTTTGGAGGAATACCTGGTTCTGAGAGAAGATTTAACAATTTCTTGGAGATAGATGGCCAATCAACCAATGTAGACTATAGTTGTACGATTGTATGTTTGTTGGAGGCCTCGACCACAAGCAGTGGTGTCAACGATTACACTTTTGATTTACGCGGCTTTGCAATGCCCTCACTGGGCAGCAATGTTGCTATTACGGGGATACTACGAAACTGCCACATGTTTTACCGAGTGATAAAAAAATAATGCCTGTCAATATACCAGCACTAACAACAGCGGCATCATTAAATGCCGCAACGTTAAACGATATCTTTCTTTTGGTCGAAAAATTCTTGAATGGAGGAATGGACTCTACTGATATTGACACGTCTTCCGAATGGATTGAATCTCGCCACGTGGTTAAACCAGACTTTTTTGGAGCACCTGCCCCAAGAGTACATCTTACATCCAGTGATGTACACATCCGAGAGCGATTAAATAATCTTCATACATTTGTTGTAACAAACGACATGAGCAATGGATTTATTCCAATACCAGGGCTGTCGGCTTCTTTTTACGTTGACTTAAACGCAGACGAGGCTGACACTTGTTTTGCCATAGTCAATGCAAACTTCTTCTGCTTAGAAAAGGAAGCTGTATCAGGAGACAGAAATTCAGGATTGGTTGATGACAGTCCGAATGGTGATTTTGATCCCGATGACTATGAATCGTCGAGTTATCTAGCAGGTATTTTTGCTTTGTTTGTTAACGGAAGCGAAATAAGTAGTACAAGAAGAAACATATACGCCAACTACGATGGATTTGCGTTCAAGAACCATTCAATATCTGCTATGATTGAATTGTCAAAAGGGATGAATGACGTATCCATACGCATCAAACCTAGTCCTGATGAACAGCCAGCGAGTGCTGGTAATAACAAAGTGTATTTTTATCAAATAATGATCCGAGAACGAAACATGAACATTGAAGTACTGTACAGGTAGGTAACAAATGGCATCCGAATATTTTACAACATATGATACCAAAAAGAAGCAGAGTCAGTTTAAAGGGCCTGCGGTAGACCTAAGAGGCGAAGACGCTCCTCAACCAAGTGATTTTAAGAAGCCTGGACAAGCTTTTCTTCAGGCACTACCAGGTGCAATGCAGGGAGCAGCCACTGGAGCCAAGGTAGGGTCGCTTGTGCCTGGAATAGGCACAGGTGTTGGCGCTATTGCCGGAGGAACGATTGGTTTGGTTACTGGCTTGATGCAAGCAGACATGCAACAAGACGCAGCTTTTGCAGCCGCAGTGACCAAATATGGCTCAGCGAAAACGGCTGAGAAGGCAGCAAAGAAGTCTCAACAAGCTCAGAAGTCTATGGCCAAGCGAGCAAAAGAGGGTGCTGGTCGTGCCCCAGACTTGGCTCCAATTGTAGATACAGACAATGAAATATTAGCAATGATGCAACAAGGTGGCACATCTCAGTATGATCAAGGGATGGGCGGTTTGTATGGATACGGATAAGGAGATTTAAAATGGCTATTGACCCTAAAACTGGATATGAAATTATTGGTAGAGAGCTAGACGCAGATTCTGCTCAACAACCTTTAATGTCAGACAGGTTTGGTACTCAGAACAAGCAAATATATAACGATCTGTTACAGGATACTGCGACAGGACAGTTTTATTACCAAAACAACAAGACAGGCAAAGTATCTCCGATTGGTGCAGACAACGTTGACTTGGTTTTGAAAAGTGCCAATTTTGCATTAGCGTCAGACAAAAAAATGGGCGAGACTGGGATTGAGCCTAATTTAATATCAGACATCCCTAAGTTTGATGACGCATCCGGTTTGACGATGGAGATGTTAGATATCGACCGTCCAGAAGAGAAAACCATTACTGAAATGCAACAACAGTATGATCCAGACACCAAAGCAGCAATGGAGAGAGCGCAGTTGTTGGACTTACAAAAACAACAACGAGCAAAACAAGTTGGTGATGTTGGAGTGGGAGCACTTTTAGCAGGTCTAAACTATGCTACAAAGTTTGTCGGTGATAATGCAGCCCAAGAACGTGTCAAAGAGCAGTTTTCAGAACTCCGCCAAAAAGAAAAGGAGGGTCGATTGGGAGAACTGACAGGTGCCCAAGAAGAAGGTATACAAGCATTACAACGTGGTGTTGCTGCTGGTGCCAGAGAGAGACAAGTTGATACAGAAGCAAGACAAGCGGCACAGGGCGGCACTACTTCTGTTGCTGGAATGGTCGCAGGAAGAAGACAGGCGGCACAAGAAGATTTGCGAGGTAAGCAAGCTGCGTTCGGTGAGATGATACAAGCAGCCACACGGAATCTACAATTCAATACAGGTCGTCTAGATCAGTTGGGTGCTGCGATGGATTCGATCGCACAGCGTGACAAAGCGGCCGCTCAGAAATTTACGACAGAAGTTGGAGCTCTACTTGGTGCTGTAAGAGGAGCCAAGCCACTGATGAAGGATGACACCATTGATCAGTTGTATGCTGCGGCTGGTCGTCAAGATGTCTCTTTGAAGGCTGACGCTGCTGTGAAGCTGGCACAACGATTGCGGTTTGCCCCTTATTACAGTCAAGAGAGAATTGCCAAGATACTGACAGAAGAAGGTCTTGAAGCGACACCCGAACTAATTGAGAGTATATCAAGGAGTGTATAGATGTTGAACCCAAACTCACCATATATGCCAGGAGCAGGAAGCTTAGCGTATTTTGACAGTTTTATGAAGACTGTTTCCAATATGAACGAAGCTATTATTGCGGAGAAGCAAAGAACTGATGATCCTACAATTGCTTTGAGAAACAAACAAGCTGCCCAAAGGCGACAACAACAGTTGGCAAGAGAATTAGCTGAATTAAGAAAGCTAGAAGTCACGAAAGCAAAAGCTGTTGGTCAAGACTACTCTAGTGGGATGAAAACTCAAAGAACAGCGATGTTGACTGCAGACAGGCAAAGAGCGAAAACTCAAACTGATGCTAGCAAAACCAGCAGTGATGTAAAAAAGAAAATTGATTCTGTTACAAGTGAAGACTTTATCAAAAACTTGCACAAATCGTTGAAAGTGGATCTTCGGAATAGCGGGTTTGATGACGCAACGAGTGATACTGAACTGCGCGAAGCTATTTACGTTTTCATAAAGGGACAGGATGATTCAACAGACGAGCAAATAAACGCTCGTAAAAGACAAGTAGAAATTGCAATTGGAAAGGCAATCGCAAAACAATTGGAAGTACAGGCTGACCCAGAAGGAAAAAATCCTGGTATAGAGTTAAAATATCAAAATCAACCTATTGGCGCTATACCGCAAAAAGCGTTGACCGAATTGGTTATGCGACAGTATGGATTTGGTGGTCAAGAAGCAAATCCAAGTGCGGTTAAGGACTTTAAATCTCGTATTGAAACTGATGCAGAACGATTGGTTTTTGAAGCGTCAAAGTCTGGCAGAATAGGAGTTCCAAGTCCGTCTCTTTCTGAATCTCAAAAGCGACAAGAGGAAATTTTTGCTGTTCCAACAGCGGAAACAAAAGCTCGCATAGAACAGATACAAAAAGAGATTAAAGATCTTGATACAGAGATCGACTTGTATGACGCGAAAATAAAGGAAGGCCCAACATCAAGAGCAGATATTTATGCTCAAGCAGGTGTCACCTCTCCAATGATGCAAACTTTAAATATTCAAGATGATTTAAGACGCAGAAAGCTTCGACCTGACATCAATATCGACGAACAAATTGCTGGCTTAATGAGAGATAGAGATACTTCTTACGACCCTGAATTTGAACCACCAACGCCCCAACCGTTTGCTGGTGATTTTGAATTAGATGAGTTTGATGCGAGCGGAAGAACAGTTCCGTTCGAACAGGGATTTGGCAGAGGTCGAGGATACTTGAAAAATGTTATGAGTGAACCACAAGAGCCTTTGGCTTTGGATGAGTTTGATGCCAGTGGAAGAACAGTTCCGTTTAAAGAAGGATTTGGCAGAGGTCGAGGGTACTTAAAAAACGTTATGAGCGAACCACAAGCAACAGAAGAAGAAATTGAATTTCTTCCTTCCGAAGTAAAAAGAGTGGAAGACCCTTTTCTTTTAGATGATTTTGATGCCAGTGGAAGAACAGTTCCGTTCGAACAGGGATTTGGCAGAGGTCAAGGGTACTTGAAGAACGTTATGAGCGAACCACAACCAAGAGATCAAAAAGCAGACGGATTGTTTCCTGAAGGGAGAACAATGCCTTTGTTATTGCCAGAGTTTGATGCCAGAGGTAGAACCGCCACTCGTAAACCTCCTTCACGACAAGCTTTTCCATCTCCTTTGGATGCGTATAGAGATCCGGAGCCACGATCGTTTTTAGGAGATGATGAAGATTTTGATATATATGGTCTTCAAGGATCGCCCGAATACTCTAGGATGCAATCAAAAAGTCAATTAATCCAAGATATTATGGATTTTCAAGACTTTACAGGCCGTCAAATTACTCCAAAAGAACAACTTCAAAGATTTGATTACGATCAACTAAAATCTCTTGATGAACAACTTAGACTTATCCAAAGAGGATACACGTCAGAAATGCTTCAAAAAGGATTTAGAGCAGAAACAAGAATGGACGTTGAGTCTCAGATTAAAGTCAATGGACTTGATCTAAATGACTTTGATTTACTTCGAGACAACAATGGAGACTTTATTGCTGTTCCCAAAGGAACATCTGTCAATATGAATCGCTTTACAAAGGTTCCATTTTTAAGCACACCAAAAGACATAAACATCCCATCTTTAAGAGAGAGTCGTAGATAATGAAAGAAGATCTAGATAAAGATATTATTCAAGACATGTCATCTTTGGAAGAGTCTAAACATTACCGTAGGTATCTCACAGATAGATTTGAAGTTCAAATGATCCACGAGATTGAAAACGGTCTGTGCGCACACGTGCTTGATATCGAAACGGGTCAAGAAATGAAGCTTCATACTGGTGACGAACTAGCAGACGGCACAGTCCAAGTAACAGAAGGGGGTGTGATTTTTCAACCTCCCCGAGCAGATGTAGAATCATTCGTCTTGCGTTCTTCATCGGAAATGTCACCATTAAAGTCACATTCTTCCAGAAATAAACGTCACGAAATGAACAACCTTTTAAGACAGGAGCATCAATCCTCGCCATTGGACGATGATGATGATACTATGATCATAGTATTGAGCGCAGAACCGATGACGTATTGAGGTAAATATGGGTACTCCTGAAAACAAGATTATCTTAACTCCAGATGATGTTGAAAAGTATACACAATTCGAAGACTTTAGAAAATATCATGGAGAGCTTGGGACAGTTGTAATCGATGCACACAAAGTTCTTATCGAGGAAGGAAACACACCAAGTAGCATTACACCAGGGATGCTTCAAACCCAAGTGAACAAATTAGACTCTTCCCAACAGGGTGTACTTCCCGTAGCTGAAGAATTTCTTGAAAAGTTTGAATCTGTCAACCCAATATCTTCAATGACTCTAGATACAAATGAGTTGGAAAGTGATGTTGACAAACTGTATAAAAATTACATAGAACCTCATCTTACTCCTGTTAAAACTCATAAAGAGTCAAGGGAGTCTAGGCCGGTTGACCCTAGCGCGGCTGGTTTTGAGCCAAAGAACTTACAACAAGCTCAAAACGATTACTTGAAAGCTGTAAATGATCTTATTGAAGATAGAGCAAATGAAAGGATTGCGGAATACAGCAGACAAAAAACCAAAGATAACAAATTAAAATACACAAAGGATCAGTTAGATACATTAAATAGACAAACTAAAATGATACTTCAGAAGTATTATTTGGCCAATACTTTGTACATTACCAATGAGCCGGATGGGATACGGCAAGATATAAAAAAGTTGTTGCCGGATGAGATACCACAAGTCAGCCCAAAAGAAATTGACGATGCTATTGAACAAAAAATTAAAGTAGGAGGTATCGATCCAATAAAACTTACACAGCTTCAAAATGATTTAGATTTTATTAAGAAAGCAGATGAAACGGGAATTATTCCTATTCCGACTAGAGAACTCACTTTGTTTAAGTTCTCGTCAACGGATTTTCCGGCTCAAAGAATAGTTGGAATTAAAGAAGAAGTTGAAAAGGATGAACAAGAACTCGTAAAGAAAAAGCAGCAAGAAGGCCATACTCCATCTGCTGCCCAAAAATCTGCGAGACTTCAAAAGAAAGAAGAAACAAAAGAGTCGTTATTAGTTGACACTGCTGAAAGTGCCGTAGACTTTGGAATGAAGATTTTTGGTTTTAAAGAAGCATATGGGGATATTGATAATCAATCTATTTCTCAAGCTGTAAGAAAAATAGGTGATGCGAATATCCAAGCAAAAGCTTTAAATTCTTTGGAAAACGCACAGAAAGAACATCGGAAAAGTCAAGCTGTCAGAAAAGAAATCTCAGAAGATTTGTCTTCAATTATTTATACATTGTCTGAATCCAATAAACATCCAAAAGAAATTGAGCAGGTTGTAAAGGAAATAAGAGAAAGAACTATTTCTGAATCAGACAAGCGATTTATTGAAGCAATAAATCGCAGAAACATAAATAATCTTGATGATCTTTTGAGAGAGACACACGCTTTAGTTTCCGCAACAAAGAATTCCAAAAAGCAAGAGTTTTTACTTGAAACGACAGTTATGAGTCCAGAGCTATGGGAAAAGGGGATGGCTGATGTTTCTCCAACACAGATAGTTGAGATTGCAAAAAAACAAGGTTTTGATGAAAAGTATGGAAATTTTTTAAAGCAAAATTTTGATGTAGCATCAATGCAGAGTTCATTGGATGAAGAGTTTTCTCAAATTGAAGAGGGTTTTTTTATTAGTGATGATTCCAGACAACCTATTGCTAAAACCATATTCCGTCTTGGAACTGAATATGAAAAGATGGACAAAACAGAGTCTGTTGCAGATATTCCTTTAACTCCAATTGATAATCTTAAATTTTACTATGAGCTTCATGAATATGTAAAGCAAGAAATAGATAAAGAATGGGAGCCTGAACTTCGGGAGTTTACAAATCCAACGTCAGTCGCGTCAACTTACTCTAAATCTTCACTGGCTTTATCTTTGAAAACAACAGAAAATATTCTTTACTCTACTCCCTTTGAGGAAAGGGAGAAACGATCAGAGTTAAATAGACAAATTAAATCTTTGAGAAAAATGTTAGATGCTCAAACTCAACTCGATGATTACCATCAAGAGAAACCTTGGTTTGGTTTACTTTATCAAGTTGAACCAGGAGTTCTTTCTTACACTAAAGAAGGTGGCCCCTTCCGTGGGTTTGGTAATATTACGGTTTACGAAGGTGTGCGCGATATTATTGATCAATATCAAGCTAGAGCCTTAGAAGAGATACAACAAGAGCAACAAGCAGGGGAACAGCGACCAGTAGAACAGAAGCCTAGGTATCATCAAAGTATTGACTACGGAAAGGAATATAAGGCTACTGACGCATTTGTTAAGCAAGTAGCACTTGATACAATGAGGGAAGAATATTTAGACATATATGGAAAGCCCAAAGCCTTTAGCTCTGGTGATGAAACCAAAGTAATCACAACGTATCTTCAAGAAGGTTTGACTTTTGATGAAATGAAAGACCTTTCTAAGGCGAACGCTCAAAAATCATTGGAAGCATATCAAATAAACAGAATAATCCAAGATGATATGAGTCATCCATTTGCACGGGCTTTAATTGATATAGATTCTGCAAGTGAACTCCTTGCATCTGAGACTATATCAGGAATGAAAAAGAAGGAAGTACCTGAATTCTTTAGACAAATGCTTCCTGGTGAAGATGATGATACCATCGAGAACTTAATTATATCTGATCAAATAGATGATTTGTTAATGAGAAGACTCAACATTGAAGCTAATTTTGTTGTAGACTCTTTTATTTCTCAACCTCTTACCGAGAACTTTGCATTTTATCTAGAAAAGCTTACTGCAAAAGCCGTTACAGATTCTTCTTCAATGGAAGCTAAAGTACAGTATACACCGATTACCTTTGCTTTTGAAACACTTACTGCATTAGCAGAAGAGGCCGTTGTTGTTCTTCCTGTTGAAACCCCAAGTTTTGGCATGTCTATGGCCACGTATTTTGGAGGAGGCCGAGCCGATTTAAACGAATACTGGGAAATCAGAAAACAACAACTTGAAAAAATGGGAACTGTAAAGACACCAGACGGCCAATTTAAACACCCTCTTTCTGTGTATTTTGAACAAGAATGGGTAAGAGATGGTTTGGTTGAACATATTGACAAAAGAAAGAAAGAAGAAGAAACAGGTGACGCGAAGATAACATTTGGAGATCTTGAGAAATATACTATTGAATACTTTAGCAGCTTGGTTGAGCCACAAGCCTTTGATGCGATGGTTCAACAAGGTTACTTTGATGATATCCTTCAAGTATACGGAAAGGCTCTTGCTGTTATCTTGACAGGTCGTATGGACCAAGTTCCTTTTACTATTGCCACTCCAATGGAAATGGACTTTTATCTTCAAGAGCAAATGCCTGATATATATTCTGGGGTTATTCCTCCTTCTTACAATTCTTGGTCAGGACGGTTTTCTGTTTTTCTCGACTCAATGACGAATGAGCCTTTGGGCTTTCAGGAGTCTTATAGTTACCTTGGAGATGGATTAGGGTTTAGTTATGGATCTGTTCATCAAACTTTTTTAAACACTGGAACAGCTTTGTCTGTGTTTGTTCCATTTGAAAAAATCGCTGCCTCTCCAGTAAAAGCAACCTTAAAAACAGGTTCAGTGATGGCTTCTTCGACGCGTCAAGCTTTGGTTGCCATGAACAAAACCCCAATAGAAGCCGGTCTTGGCACGCAAGCAGTGCGAGGTTTAAAAGCGGGTGCCTTAGAAGCGGCTGAAATTGTGGAGGTCATTCCTTTCGTTGATGATAGGGGAACACGAATAGTAAGAGGTTTTCTACAAGAACAGATGAGTTACGAAAAGGAAACCCCTAACGCAACATTTTCAGATAGATTTCTTCGCGATGAAGAACTTTGGAGTGAAGCAATAGAGGCTTCAGCAATTACTGAACCAGACTTGAATAAATCTTTTAGAGCAGAACTCGTTAATGTTGCTGGCCAATCTGCAATAGGAGGTTTAATAGCCGGAACGCCAGGTGCGTTGTTCTATGGTTTTAAACAAGGAATTCCATCTGCTTCAAAATTAATTGTTGATGGAGTTTTTAAAATCGCGGGACTGACAACGGAAAAGAACTTGTTGGCATTGTCATATTATTATCGAAGAAAAGGAGACTTAGCGAGTGTAGTTCACCAACAACAAATGTCACAAATGATTAAAGACGTAAGAGCAGGTCATTTAGACTCACTCTTTGAGCTTGTTAACAACACCAGCAAAAATGGTCAATACTATGAAGCAGACTACTTTCGTCAAGCAGCAAGCTCTTTAGGTATCGATCCTAATGCGCTGGTTCTTAGTTTAATGGATCTTGGATTTGAGAACGCAAAAAAACAAAAAAGAGAAATCGAATATTTAATGGACGGAAGAAAAATACTCAAAGACAAATATAGTCGTAAACTGAAGAAAATAAAAAATGAAGAGCTATACAAAACAATATTTGGTCGAGATGAGATTATCTATAGAAGTAATGAGTACAAGAACCTAGAACGACAACATAAGATTCTAGTGAGAAGAAATACTTTGACCGAAACACAAGCGGCATACAATTTAGCTATATATCGATATCTAGCCTTAACTAAAGATGATCCTAAGAAGTTCCTTAAACAATTACAAGTAGTAGATTTAAACGAAACTGATTCTCTTAAAAATTTAGAAGACTACGTAAGAAATTTTGATACAGAAGAATTAGAATTTTTAAAAAAAGAAAAAGGTCAACAAGCCGTAGAATTTTTAAAATCAGACACGACGTATGAGCAAGATGCGTATAACAAGTCTATTGGATTGTATTCTTTTCTAAGTCAGAAAAAACAAGATTTAAATCCTGGTGATGCTAGAGAATATGTAAAGTCTTTTCAAGATATGAGTCTTGTCGAGCAAGAAGCCAAAGAGAAACCTAGTGTTGTTAAAGGCACCGAGGCTCAGAAACACAATCCTCCATCTAAAGAAATGGAAAAATTTGCTAGTGCTATTGTAACAATTGGTAACAATCGAGTTCAAGTATTCTTTGAAATATCCAAAAAGGATAAAAAATTATCCATAAAAGAAATCCATATCGACAATCCACCGATGATTCCTTTGGACGATGTAATGTTGCGAGTTAAAGCAACCAAAAAATTGTTTTCAAAGAAACTGCTAGAAAACAATTTAACATTAGAGTGGAATCCAGAGTTGGTATTCTTTCAATTAAAAGAAGCACCACAGGAAATGTTGAACTCATATACAGAGTTAATGCACCAATATATGGATAATTTTGTTGACAACATTGATGAATCTAAAAAAACCCAAAGAAGACAACAACCAAAAAGAACTGTCGCGCTACAGGTTGTAACCTCATTACGCAAAAATAAAAACATAGCCAAGAATAAGGACTTAGGAACCTTCAAGGTTGTAGACACAAATGAAGAATTATCGTTACATCCTCAATATCAGAAGATGATTAATGTAGACTATGAAATTGCGTCTAGAGCTATACAAGAACAACTTAATTCAATACAAAAAGCAAACAAAAAAATTAAAGATATTGAAAAGAAAAATGTTTCAATCTTACAAGACAAATTAAGCTTGATTGAGTTTAATGCAGAAGCAAAAGAAACACCGAAAAAGTCTGTTACTGAGAACGCTTTAGCTGAGTTAGCTACGTATATGTACAACAGTAAAATATATTATGATATTGAAGACAAGATAAAAGCATTCGCAAAGAAAATTGATGAACAAGACACTCCTGAAAAAAAGCAACAAAAGTTTGATGAAATCCGAGAAGCTTTGAGAAGCGGAGTAGGCAATCAGTACAGAAAAGCAATGACAACAGAAATTGTTAGGAAAAACCGTGCTGAACAGAAAATTAGAAAGGCTGAAAAAGCTATTGATATTGTCAAGCCTACTTTTGATGAAGTGGTTGAAGAAAAAGTTCAGAAGCCTTTGGTTACTGAAGACTTAAGCGACGGTGGTCTTGAAACTATTCTCTCAACGGAACCTCGCGAGCCTACACCTACAAAGATTTTTCGAGGCTTAACGAGCAGTGAGTTTATTGCAGTCAAAGGAACAGCGAGTGCTTTGTTCCGGAAAGGTCAGGTTGGAAATAAGTCTGTAATTTTAATGGAAAATATAGAGACACAGCAACCTACTAATTCTATAAATATATCTGAAATTTATTTTCAGTTAGAACAAGTTGATCTTTTGATCGGAACAGAAGAACGTAAGAAGCTTCGCAAAGAATTAATGAACGATTTAGAACAAGCCAGAAAAGACTTGACTACCGCTGTCCCTCCAGATTTAAGAGAATACTATTCCGATGCCAGGCAAATCATACGTGAAATGCTTACAAAAGATAAGCCTGACTCTGATTACATTGGATATCAAACAGATAATCTAGCTTTGGGGTCAGCATTAGTTGGTGAATTCAAGAAGGCTGGCATTGAAGTTGTTCAACACAAGATTAAAGATCCTTACGGTGTTCCATACACAATTATTGAATTAACGGATAACGTTCGCAACAAACTCCAAAGAGACTCACTACCAATTATTGAATCTAGTGAAGATGTACGTTTTGTTGGTGTAGAGTTGCGTTCTTTGTATGACTTTCTTAAAGCGGCTCCAGTTTTTGAATTAGGTGAACTTAAGGAAAATGACAAGTCAATTTTTATTGATGACACAACCGTCTTGAATAAGAAATACCTGAACAACATGCGAAAATGGATGGGTCTTACAAATGAAACAGATGTAAAAAAGCTTATAGATGCCATTGAACAACAGGGTATGAGTTTACATACAATAAGAGAAGACTTGTACGCTGGATACTCTCTTAGCGAGCTTAAGGATATTGTAAAAGAAGAAAGTTTAAACGACAAACAACAACAAAAATTAAAAGATTATATTGATTCGATTGAAGACTTCGATGAACAATTTGAATTCGTGAACAAAGATGGTCAGTTCAAGTCTTTCAGATTGTTTGATGGTGATGAAACATTGTTTATTACGGATGACAGTGGATTGACCACACAGGAGGCGCGAAACATAGTGTATATGGCCGCGCAAGAAGGCAAAAGCAGTGTGAAGTTCATAAACGCATCTCGGGGCGCAAGAGAACTAAAAACAGGCATCAATTGGGGTAATGAGGTTAAAATAGACGATACATCGAATACTGTTGAAGTCGAAATAACTGAAGAGATGAGGTATTCCGTTAGTCCCAGAAGACAGCCACTTTTTCAAAAAAGCAAAACCAAAAAACTTGAACAGTCTTTGGTTGAAAGACTAACTCCTGAAGCCTATGATCAGTTAAACGTAAATCAAAAAAGATTAGCGTTGAACAATATGATGAATCACTCAGGTGAAGACTTATATATGGCAGAGAGTGTTGTTATTCAGCCCTCTAGATCTGGAAAAACGTTTCAGCTTGATGTTGATGGGAAAAGAATAAAAAAGAACTTTAAAACCAAAGAAGATGCAGAGCAATATGTAAAAGACAAGTATCTAGCAAATCCAGATGAAGATCTTGTGGTTGGTGTGGCTCCCATCACAACCGACCCAGAAACGACCATCAAGGCATTGCATAATGAAATCCTAGAGCACATAGTGATACATACTGAGGATGGCAAGATAAGACGTGCAGTGGCCTCCAAAAAGTCAAATGCGTTCGACTCGAAAGCAATAGAAGTCACTGCGTCAGATTCTGTTTTTGACAACGCCACTGTTATTGTCAACAGAGACGCACCTTTGTCTTTAACGTTAAACGATATAAATTTTTTGCTGGCATCTAAAGTAAAAGAATTTGTAATTGTTACTCCAACCAGGACGTTCACATACAGTTTGTCAAATAAATTTGATGTAACAAGCAGTCAAATAAAAAACCTGAGAATTTTAAACAATCGTTTGGGAGAAGAGGGACAGAAAAGATACAAACCTTCAGTCAGCATTGATATCTTTACTGAAATAGCATCTCAAATTGATACTAAGAATAAAAGTGCTGTTGAGGTTTTAAATGTTGCGTTGCATGCTTGTCAAGACTACAAAAACAAACAATTGCAATCTATTTTTCCAGAATTAAAAATAGACATAAAAGAACTAGAATTTACAGAAGTAGGTACATATGGATATAAAAAAGACGGAACCGGTAGTTTTCAATTTGATGGCAAGCTCCGAAGAAAAGAACTTAAACTTATTGACGCAAGTCGCCCAACTGCTGATCCAAAGAGACGAGAAGCTCAAAAAAGAAACAGAGCAATCGGACCAGCAACAACCCATATCTTCTCCACAAGAGAAAGAATAAAAGACAACTATATTGCTAAACAAGCCGCATCAAGAGTAGCACAGATATCTTTGTATAAAGATTTAGAATATGTTAGTCAGCGAGACTTTGAAATTTTTGTTGGTTTGGATGATATTACCTATGGATCTATGCCAGAATGGATGGAAGACCTAAACAAAGTTCTTCTGGAACGGTTGGATATATTCCTCAACGGCCAAATCAAACCCAGCGAAGTTTTGTCTGCTTATTTCATTACGGTTGCTAGTCAGCAAGCCGGAGAGATAGAGTACTCCCTTTTTAAACGTAGAATGGAAAAAAGGGGAATGATGAACGCAGTATCTCCGTTAATCAGTCAAAAAATGGATCCGACGAAGGGTCGATTTAATCTTGATTTTTTCATTGTAGGCAAAGACGGAAAAATAAACGTGCGCGCAGAAGAAATGATGGCGGCTTGGTTAATTACTCCAAAAGGCAGAAAAGCAATGCGAGCTTTTGATGAAGCTATTGCAAATGGCATGTTGCCAGAGTTTGATTTCTATACTGAATTTGTAGATTTATTAAATATTCGTAGGTTTGGCTGGTCAGGAACCAAAAACAACTTTCCTTTAGGAGAGAGTTTTGACTCTTTAAAATTTAAACTTGCAGAAATGACTGAAACCATGAATCAACAGGGTAAAGCTTACAATGAAGGCTTGAAACAAAAGAGGGCATTTGCAGCCACTCCAAAAATAACCCAAGACGCTCTTGAAGCAAATTTAAAAAGACTTAGAGGTGTAGGGCCCGTTAAGGCTCCTTTCCTTGCTCAATTGCTAGGTTTTGGAGCCGGAACAACCATAGACAGTAAAGAGATACAAGCATTACTTGGTTTAGACCCGATGGATCCTAAAGATATAGATAAAAAAGCCAAGGAAATCAATAAAAAAGCTTTATCAAATCTCAAAAAATGGGAACTTCAGTACTTGAAACAAGGTGTTAAACGGTATGGAAAAGGTAGATTTTCAGAGATGCGAACTTTGATTGGACATCTTAGGGATGCTGTTGAATACCGTTATAAAGGAATGAATAAAGAGCTACAAAAAAGAGGTATCAATATAAGACCAGAACACTACCAAGCAATCATGCATCAATGGATCTGGGCTAAAATGGCACGTTATGAAGAGACGAGGATAGCTCAACTAGAGATGTATGCTCCACTTTTATCGAAGAGGAGAGATATTGCCAGTGATGCAGAAATCGACATGTACATTGCTTTGTTGCAATCTGGAGATGTCGGCTATGAATTGGCTATGCAACAGTTGTCAGCATATCTTTCGGATGATGCAAGTCCATTGATGGATAAAGAGGGACTAATAGTTGGAAAATTGAAAGCCGTTGCAGAAGCGCTTGAAGAAGTTCAATATGGAGAGCTTTCTGCTTTGTTGGATAATAAATTTCCTGACATTAAAGCTCTTCCTGTTGAGTTGGAGATTAATTCTAAAGCTTTTTCTATTGAAGAGGATAGAATAAGCGAAAGCAAACAAATCGAATATTTAGAAAGAACAGGTTTGTATCAAATAAAAGACGGTCAACCTTTGGGTCGATATCGTTCTGATGGAAATATAAAAGAATTAGCATTTGCAGAAGGAGCCGATGTAAAAACTATAATCCACGAAAATGCTCACCTTCTAGAAGATATGCTTAGTCCAAAAGATTATGCAGAGCTTTTGGATATGGTAGATCCAGATTTTATCGTACAAACGACAACAGGAAAAAAGATTCTTACGAAGGAAGGGCGAGAATACTTAGCTACGATGTATGAACAATTTGTAGTCAATAATATTCGATCTGCTGGCCCGAGAGAGAAAAACATGATGGCCAAAATTAAAGTTGCTTTTTCTCAAGTTGCTTTAGAATACCTACGTGGAAAGTATAGGGAAAAATTTGGTTCACAAAATAAAGCAGATCCCACGGTGACAGATAGAGTTATGTTTGAGAATTTTAATCCTTTTGATCTTTTGCGAGAGGATGCAAAAATTCTTGCTGGTGATGAATTAACAGCTAATCAAATAAAAGTTGCTCAACAACTAGAGGCTCCAATTTCCAGAGGAATTCAGGGTTTATTAGATACTTCAAGCAAATCTGGAAAGTCTTTTAAAAAGTCTTTGATTGACAGGACAGAAGTATTTTTAGATGAGGATCCGGCAGTACGTCAAGCAGAAGACAAAGAGTCAAAAGCTACCGCAAAAAGAAGAGTGCAAAGTAGGGACACTTTGCAACCAAATGACAATCTAATATTTGATCTTCGTCCAAGTCAATTTCCCACGTGGGAAATGGAAGGTCACCTGCGTCCAGAAAAAGAACGAGCATACAGGAATAGAGCGGAAGCAAATCTGAGGAACAAGGGTGAACAAATAACACCAGAAAACATAGCTCAAGAATTACAAAATATGGAGCGTACGAAGTTAACAGCAACCGAAATAGATCAAGCATTTTTTGATCTTAAGAATGAAGGCAAAAACGTTGACATTCTTCATTTGTCACTGAGACTAGCTGCATACACAAAAGGGAAAACCGCTCTCAGAAGAACAGCCTATCAACCGAGAACACCTATCACAAATCGGACTATCGTTCGCGAAACCGATGTTGCAATGTATTCTAATTTTGCAGTTGTTAAACTAATGAGGATTTTTGGAGTTGAAGACATACGTCAACTCCAAGATATGTTCAACAATACAGAAGATCTTGATATTGATAAATTGGAACGGTATGAAGACTTTACTCAGAAGAATCAAATCAAAGCGGTGATAAGAGATCCTAAAGTTAAGAGTTCTCTCATTTCTTTTGTTAATGAAATAGAAGGAACGCCAGGGATGTTTGCTCTTTCTAGAGACTTGAGGAATAGAATAAAAAATGGCTTCAAAGAAGACGTAAAAAAAATAGATATATACCTAAGTGAAATTGCTGAAATCCGTAATGCGATTATTGATGTTTCTGTGCCAGCTTCATCTCGGAGAAACAAAATAGTAGAAGCAGGTGCAAAGTCTATTTTATTTTCATTTGCTCATGGTATATCTGGATTGATTGATCTAATCCCGGGAGCAAATTTACAACCTGTTTTTAGAAAAATTGAAAGTTTAACAGAATCATTTATTGATCGATTTTATGAAAAAACCTCTCCTCGACTTTTAGCCCTTGAAGGTGGTTTTACAGACTTAGATGTATCTCCAAGAATTACAGAATTAATGGAAGAGTACCATAGAGAGATGAGATCACTTCCATCCGAACTTTTAAATTTGATACAATTATTGAATGAAAAGCATAATCAACAAAAAATCAGAGAAGCACAGTCTATACTTGGTATAGACAACAATTCGCCATCTCCTGAATATCAAAAATTACAACCTGGCATGCTTCAAATCGGTCGGCTGCTAAGAAGATTTATCCATCCTCCAGTTGATATAATGCACCTCCCAAAACTCTTGCAGGTTGCAAAAGTACTCCAACAAAACAAAGACGGTGTTAAATCTGTATCGGATTTGGAATTAGAAGTTACTGATGCAAGCTCTACTTTAAGGTCTAAAGCCAAAGAACTAGAAGAATCTGGAGTTGTCGATCATTTTAAACACTATGATGTTCTTCGAAAGCATCTAGACGATCCAGATCGACACAACCTTAGCCAGGCAGAAGGAGATAAAATACAAGATTCTCTTGACGAGTTCAACAAAATTTACAAACAAACTTTTGCAAGCCAAAAAGTTTTGACTGTCAATCAATTAGCGGAAACTAATTTCCTCGATAAAATAGACACGTTCTTTGCTCCTGAAATGCACGAAAGAGAATTAAAAGCCATTACAGATGTTCGTGTTTTAGTTTCAGAAGTAAACAACAAAATGCTGTCTGATGAACAAGTCAACCAGTTCAATAAAAATATGGATATTATTTATGATGGTGTCTTGCGAAGAGAAAGCGAAGTAATGAGAAAAGGGGCCGTTATATACAGCAGTTTAAGTAGGCGAGGAGATGAATTTAAAGAATTGTCTTTAACCAGTCCAAGTGACAAAGCAAAAGCACTCCAAGCATACACTCTATTCTACACAGGTAAAATAAACATTGGAGACATTGACGTAGAGATATTGCAACAAAAATTATACAAAGAAAAAGAACCAATCAATGGCGACAAGTGGACTACTCAGGATTTGATTACTCTTGCACAAATGCACGGAGTTCTTGCCCCAGAATATACAGAATCAGTTCAACGTTTTATTGAAAGTCGATTTGACGTTAAATTTGAAAATATTGAGGAAGATCAAAAGCAAATTGTACATATTGCCAATCGAATTGTTACAGAGCCAGCTTCTGGTAATTTTGAGTCTTTAATGCAGATGCTTGACGCAAACAATGATATCAACCTTCCTACTTCAACGATAAAAACTGACTTGGGACAAATGATGTTGGAAATGTTTGTCCGTTTGATTGCAGAAGAGAAATTAGATGCTCTTTCGCGAAAGATAGCTGAAACTCATATTTATGGTGACTTAAGACAAGTAGCTCGTGAAAAACTCATTGAAAATGGTTTTAATCCAATAACGGATGGAGATGCTTTTTTGGAGAGGGTAAAAACGCTTTTGAATAATTGGATGAAAAATGGAGATATGAACGTTGCCTACCAAGTTGGAGAAAAACGTACGTATCGTCGAAGAGCAGACACTGAGTTAGAGAGAAGTGCTTCAGAAGTAGCTAATCAAATTATCAACACTTATGGACTGCTACCTGGCACCAATGACAATATAGAAGTATACACATCTCCATCTGGAGAAAAATTCTTATTGCCAAAAACAATAATCGACCATCTTAATCAAATTATTGATGATGTAGCCCCTATTTCAGCAGCAAAAACAAAAGGCTTGGCATCCTTTACTGAGTTTAAAGATCGTCGATCTAATGCTAGAAGGCTAAATGAAGCTTTAAACCACGGAATGGCAATCAAAGACGATATTGTAAAGATGTTAAAAGAAAGGAATTTTTCAGAAGAAGACGCTCAGGTTCTTGCTGATCAATACATGTTAGAAATCAATCCTGAGTATCCAGAACTCAAAAGAATGATTGATGAGAAAATTAAAGAACAAAGAAAGCAACAAACTCTACTCACACAAGGTTCTGAACAACTAGACCAAATTGACATAAAGAACACTGTTGATTTCATTAAAGAATTAGATAAAGCAGGAGAGAAAGTCTATGCTTCTTTATTAAGAGACACTTTAAATATGGATGAGCCGTTTGTAATTATGGACGACGGAGAAATTATCAATCAAGCATTTGACCTTATTTCCTCTCGACCTGAAATCAAAGAAGCTTTCATTACCAAAAGTGCAATATCAAAAAGGTTAGAAGACGAGAAAAACAAACGTGACCTTGTAAACACTGAGCTTGAACAGTCTAATTTTGTAACGCAAACCCTTGAAAACAGTGCGATGTATTTTAAATACGTTTTACAGATCTTAATGAATAAAGTTGCAACTAAAGAAAAAGTTCTTAAGACTCTATTCTTGGATGTATTTTTACTGAGGCCTATTAACTTATTGACCAAACAAGCTGTGACCACTGGGTTTATTGTTTTGAACTTTGCATATTACGTTAACAACTTTTTTGGGGCTTTTCAGCAAGCATTTGTCGAAGGTGGGGTTGAAGGTATCGGGGATTTGCTTTCTGCTACAGTTCGCGATCCGAGTGTGTTTATGACAACACTAAGTCTCTTACACAAAAATACTGGAAGGTTTGACCCGTTTGGTTTGGATCCGTCTCAAAAACGATCTACCAGTGTTTTTACAACCAAAGACGGAAGAATGTACACACCGGAAACTTTGGCCAATGCGGCACAAAAATATGGTATTGGGGCCGCGTTTATTACTGCTGAGTTGGCCAGGTCATTGGCTGAAGATATTCGCAAAAGAGATCCAAATCATCCATCTTTAAAAGACCTACTGACCTTGAATTCAGTCAGTGAGTTTAATATGGAAATTGCTCAGTCAATGGACAATATTTTTAGATTGAGTTTGTTTATGAATGAACTAAACCGAGGATTGTCTGAGGCAGAAGCGGCTAAAAAAGTTCGCGATACGTTTTATGATTATTCTGACCTTTCAGAGTTTGAGAGAACGTATTTACGAGAAGCCTTTTTGTTTTATGCGTATGCCAGGAAGAATCAAATACAATTCATGCGAGCATTACGAGACAATCCATCTAGGGTAATGAATGTTTTGAGAATGGTTCGAAACTCACAACAAGAAGCTTTGGGAGAAGAAACGGACGAAAGACTTCTAAATCCTTTCCTTCAGAACAGATACTTTTATTACAGTGAAGATGACCCCACAAAGATCTTTCGTGGAATTGAAGAATGGTATCAGTTTCGAGACAAAACCGGAAATAAAATTGGTTATGCTCCGATGATAGGTGTAATGGATGCTTCCATATGGTTTTCACTTCTTAGACCTCTACTTGATCCTCAGTATGGGATTATTGATATGGGAGAAGAAATTTCTAAATATCTTGCTGGTCAAACTGCTGTATCTCCAAGAGCGTTCTTGGAGTTATACTCGGGCGAACAAATATTTAACGATCAACAATTAAGCAACATGAAAATTCCAGCAAAAACTGTTGATCTAGTAAATAAATTACCTATCGCAGGAACGTCTTTGTTTGGAACAGCATCAAACTCAGGACTTATACAATTAAAGTTGAAAATGGATTTACAATACAATCAACTTTATTCTGACGAACCGTATTACATTCCTGCCAATCCTTCTGAAGCAAAAAAGTTGTATGCTGCTTTAGTCTTTCTTAAAGCTTTTCCAGCGACATCGCCAATATTCGGTCGAGGATCAAAACAAAATTTTCTGCTTGCAGAACTTTTCTCTCGGTATGCTCTTGGTTACAAAATGGGTGAGCCTATAACGGCACCAGTTGGACAAGATTTGATGGACAAGTTTTTGGGAAGTGTTTCGTTACCTACGATGCTTATGCCAAGTGTCGAACAACAACAAATACGAGCTATCAATAAAGAAACAAAACAAATGCGAGAACAAAAGTAAATAAATGAATTATGCTATAACCGACTACTAGGAGATTTATTATGTCACAAATTCCACAATTAATGGGTGAGCGTGCCTTAGAGCACGGGATTGCAATGGCCGTCGATCACGGAGGCGGAAGCTCTTCTAAAATGTATGTTGGTGGACAAGCTCATGCACAAGTGGCAGCTAGTTCAGCACTTACCAATGATGCTGACCCAAAAGAACTGAGCGAATATAAAATACCAGCAAATGCTCTTGTTGCAGGATCCACGATTCGTGTTCGTGCTGCGGGAATAGCTACCGCCTACAACTCTGGAAATCTGACCATCACGTTGAAACTTGGATCTGAAACGATTGCTAGTAGTGCGATAACTCCTAGTCAAGATGACATTTATGACTTTCAAAGCTTGATACAAGTTCGAACTTCTGGAAGCACTGGGACTGCTGTTGGTATCAGTAACTTTAGAGTTAATGCTCCAGCCGACCAGTCAACAGGAAGCTTGAAAGCCTCATTTACGCTAGACACAACGGCTAAAAATTCTTTGCAACTTGTTGCAGAATGGGGGGCAGCACATAGTGGAAACTCCATTCGTTCTGACATTTTCGTAGTAGACATCGTAAATCCCGAAACCTAAAGTTACATATCTCTGGACAAAACAATACAAGGAGTGTATGTTTAAGGTAACTTGGGGGTACGAATGG